TTTGGATCATCAATAAAAGATTTGACTATTTTACCTCCTTTTGGTTTTCTCCCGCGTTTTTTTGGCTTCTTATCACTATCATCGGGTCGAACAATATTGTTTTCGAGTTCATAATTTTTAATAAATTCAAGTTCCTTTTTACTTTTTCTACCACGTTTTCTACGAAGTGTTTCTATATCCATATATAGAAGATTATTAATTCAGGTTTAAATTGTTTTATTATAACATTTTCTACAAACAGGTTTATAGATATCATTTCCGATTATTTTAATTTCTTGGGAATCAATTAGACGTTTACTGAATAGAGCAAGGGTCCCATCTTCACAAATAGAACATATTGCTTTTTTCTTTATGATATCGTCAGAATAAGGTATTAAATCCATCATCTCTCCAAATGTATTTCGTTTAAAATCACCATCAAGACCACATACATGAACTATTTTGTGTTTGTTATCTACTAGATCAGTTACAACATCCTTTAAATCTTTAAAGAATTGTCCCTCATTAATGAGAAATACTTGATATGAATCTACGAATTTTTTGTCTAGTAAATCCCTAATATTGAGTGTGTTATAACATTCAATCATACGGTTATCATGTGTCGATAATTTTTCATTATCATAGCGTTTATCTTCTGCGAAATTAACAACACAACAACTCATTTTAGAATATGAATATTGTTTTTGTAAATCCAATAAATATGAAGTTTTACCTGAATACATTGGTCCCAAGATAATTTGCAAATAACCGGTATTTTTTGTTTGTTGCATTGTTAAAGTATTATGGAACATTAAAGTTTGTTATTTAATATTCAATTATATATTTAAATATAAAGATCTATATCTTATAAATGACTTTGAGTATTTATAATTCAACACCATGGGTAGAAAAATATAGACCTGACAATTTTGATGATATCATTATAGATAGTGATAATAGAGAGATTTTTAATAATATGGTTGAAAATAATGAATTAAAGAATATACTATTTTATGGACCACCTGGCACTGGAAAGACTACTACTATTGTAAATTTAATAAAGAAATATCAGGAACATCATAATCAAAATGGTAAGGAATTAGTTATTCATTTAAACGCATCAGATGAGAGAGGTATAGATATAATACGAACGCAAATATATTCATTTGCTAATTCGCATAGTTTATTTAATAAGGGGAAGAAATTTGTAATATTAGATGAAGTTGATTATATGACAAAATCCGCACAACAGGCATTAAAAACGTTAATAACAGAATTCAAAGATAATATTTGTTTTTGTCTAATATGTAATTATATTTCGAGAATTGAAAAACCATTACAAATCATGTTCATCCAATTTCGTTTTAATAAACTGTTATCATCTGATATTATTTGTTTTCTCGAAAAAGTTGTAAAAGGTGAAAAGTTAAATCTCTCTTCAAGTAAATTAGAACAGATACAAAAATACTTCAATTCAGATATAAGAAGCATGATTAATTATATACAAATCAATCATAAACTTATGGATAAACTACATATAATTAATAAGGTTGTTTTCAATGAAATATTTAATTCTATAATAAATAAGAGTGTCAATGTTAATGTTAAAAATATATACAATCATTCTATAAAGCATAACATGTCAAAGAGAGATATATTGAAAAATATGTGCTTTTTAGTAAATGATTTTATTATTAATAATCAAATCGATGAAATAATTGTTGATAAAGTAGTTAAAATTATACAGTTTGTATTACATGATACTGAAAATGAAATCGATTTTTTAATAAGATATTTTATTTCAAATATCAAAACATCTGGATGTAAGTCTTTAAATTTAATTTCAAGTTAAACAAATAATTGATTTGAGAATAACTTAAAGAAACAGTAGCAATATACAATAACCATGGAAACTTTAACTGATATTGATAATGAATGGGCGAACTTTTTGGACGATAGTGATAAATTTGAGAGCGTAATTGAGGCTGAAAACAAGGTTTTAAATGTCGATATTAAATGCACGGAACTATACATTTCAACAAAAACTAAAATCGCATTTCTCAATACACCAATTGATATCCATCGTTTATTCTGGAAAATACCGATTATTCAATATTATATGCCTCAAAATGGTGTGATTAAAAAACAAATTAAAACAACAACATTTTCAAAAGAAGAAAGTGCGGAAATTGATGAAAAAATGAAGCATGAACTTGTTCATAAGCAAAGCGTAATTTCTCATCTAGATAATCCCACATCCACAGCTAAAATTCGTTATAAACACGTCCAAAAATTAAGTGTTGGTTCTAGTAAAAAAGAATTCATCACGTTTAGGACAAAGGAAAAGGGTGCTTTCTATAATTGTTTCGCACTTATCTTTAGAATCCTATTTAAAGGGGAATATAAAGAGGTTCACATTAAGGTATTTAATACTGGAAAATTGGAGATTCCAGGTATTCAAGATAATGACATTATGTATATTGCAATTGATAAGCTTATTGAGATTTTACAACCACATGTAGAAACAAAATTGTATGTTGATAATAGTAAGATTGATACTGTATTGATTAATTCAAATTTTAATTGCGGGTATTTCATTAATAGACAGAAACTATTTACACGTCTAAAATTTCATTTTGGATTAATTTCAATGTTTGATTCATGTTCATATCCAGGCATTCAATCTAAATTCTATTTTAATAGAAATAAACAATCCCAAAATGGTATCTGTAATTGTTCGACAAAATGTAGTAAAAAAGGTAAGGGAAATGGAGACGGTGATTGTATGGAAGTATCATTTATGATATTTAGAACAGGTAGTGTATTAATTGTTGGAAACTGTGACGAAACAACTCTGTATGTTATTTATGAATTTATCAAAAATATCCTAGTAAATGAATTTGATAATGTTAATGATGGTATTATAGATATTTCTCTCAAAAAGAAATCCGTTAAGAAGGTAAAAAAATATGATATTTTGGTTCCAATTGATGAGACGTCAATTCCAATTCCATCATCAAGAATTAGTTTGAAATAATAACAATTCGTTTACAATCTTCACGTGACTTAAGGTATTATTTATTAATGAAATATTATATATATTGTTTTCAATATGTTTATAATTTTCTTTTTTTTCTGTTTTTATTTTTTTTATAAATAACTCTAATAATAGATATGTTTTATTTATAGAAATGTGATTAGTGATGTTTATTTTATCTAATAAATAATCGCATAATTTCATCATTCGTAGATCGTCGTCTGTATTGAAAAATCTGTTTATTAAATGGGTATTATTTTTTAGTATTTTTTCCAAATGTGTATCATTAATATCGTAAAATATATCAGGTTGTTTTTTGATACCTTTTATTATCATATTATTATAAAGATGTGTATATTCACTCAATTCAATCAATATTTTGGTATCATTAATTGTATTAATTAATGGTTTTTTTACAATATCATCAATATCAAAAATTGTCTTCTTATAAACAAATAAAATGGCATCTTTTACTGTTAATTTTAAAATACTATTATCATTATCTATTTGTTCTATGAATTCAATATAATAACAGTAAGATTTTTTTATATGATATATTGTGAAATCTAGATTTTTGGTGTAAAAAAGCATAATATTGAATATATTATTAATCATTTCCATACCTTTTACAATAATATATACCTTTAATTTAGTGTTATTTGTTAGAATATTTTCTTTCGCATACATTAAATAAAAGTGTATACATTCGATATATTTAAAATAATAATCAATAATAGAATCGTAATATAATTCTGTATTATAGTTTTCATTATCCTTGATTAAAAAGGAAGTGCAAGACATTTATCTCTTATATATTCATCTTAAATTAATATTGTTAAATTAATATTTAAAGATAATTGCAAAACTATATAATAATGTCATCTACACAAACTGAAACTGAAAATACTAACTATAAACTTCCCACTGTTGCAACATTACAGCATTGCTGTAAACTATCTATCGTTGAGGATAAACCAATCATGTTAGACTATTGGACTGATTCTTGTGATAAAAATGTATTGATTGGTGTTAGGGAAAATGGTGAGAAACTTCTTGTTAGAAACGCAGAGGAGTATACTTCGCCAATTTCCAAAATTTATAAGGTTGGTGAGGAATATATTGTTACAACAGAAAATTCTATTTACGTTGTTTCCGTTCATATTCCTACCAAACGCATTAGTTAAGTAGAATTATCCTTCATAATACTTCCTCCAGTTTTCAGGTGACACTTTAGTTTTACCAAAATATTCAATTGCTAATCTTTCCGAAATCATTCTCTCGGAAATATTAACGTTTCCTATATATACTTCGGCAAGAATTCTACCATATTTATCAAATCCTATTTCATCTAAATGAACTGTTTTATTGAAAATTAAGGATGATAGATATTCCTTGGCTTTTAACGCAACAAATTTTTCATCTACATTTTTTGTTCTCATTTCAGGACAGTCTATACCTTTAATTCTAACTGAAAATTTGCACACTTTTTTAGTAATTCCATGACTAATTGGCGTAGCAATTGTTATTGTATCACCATCATATACTTTCATTACATATCCAACCTTTATATCAGGTATAAAGGTGGGTGTATTAGTCAATGTATGGTCTGACAGTTTTCCGCAATAGCAACCCATTATATGTGTTATAATTGAAATAAATTATAACTTATAAATAATTTCAATTTTACAATGTTTTTGACAATATTTCAATCTGTTCTGGTGTTAATGTATCAGGAAATTCAACATTAAAAAATATATACATGTTTCCCATATGATTTCCTCTCTTCATACCTAATTGTTGGCATATCTTTTTATAATTTGGTTTAATAACAAGACTTTTATTGTTTAATTGGTATTCTTTACCATTAAGATGTTTAATACTAAATGAGCATCCACACAGGGATTCCTTTAGGGTAAGCGTTTTTTTATATATTAAGTTTAATCCTTCGCGTATGAATTCAGTATCATTATTAATTCTAATAATTACTCGAATATCTCCCTTCATTCCATTTTTTTGTATGTTTCCACGATCTTTTACTACGATTGTTTCATTGTTATCTATACCTTCCATGATGTCAATATATACTGTTTCACTTTCTACTCGTTTTACTCCATCTTCTTCAATCCATCTCTCTATTTCAATGGGTTTAGAGCATCCTGAAAAAGCTTCCTCAATAGTTATTGTTAATGTCTGTGTTATAGGGGCAGGTGGTTGATTTTCTCTTCTTACAGGTATACCATTTCTAAAAATTTGAATATTAGGCATTCCACCTTGTCCCCTAAACAATGATTCAAAAATATCCTGTGGAAATGGGAAATCTCCGTGACCCATATGTTGAAATTGGTGCTTATTAGGATTATCATATTCATTCCGTTTTTCTTCATTTCCTAAAATTTCATATGCTTCATTTAATTTTTTGAAATCATTTACGTCACCGCCTTTATCTGGATGATGTTTGAGAGATAGCTTTCTATACGCCTTTTTAATCTCTTCTTTACTGGCGGATTTATCGATACCTAATACTTTGTAATAATCATTTGTGTTCATTATATAACTTTATATACACTTAAATATTTAATTCAATACTTAAATAATGTATTTAATCGAAGAATATAGTCCCAAAACATTAAATGAGTTTATAATGAATCCTTTTTTAAATAGACTACTTAATAGTATTATCGCTACAGATGATATTCAAATACTTTTAATGGGTGACTATAGTTGCGGAAAAACAACTCTTATTAATTTAATAATAGGTCAATATTACCAACTAAAAATGTCAAATAGAACAGTTCAAAATAATATTTATAAAATTAATAGTTTAAATGAACAGGGTATTACATCATTTCGACCAAATCTTAAGACATTTTGTCAGACAAATTCTCTCATTAATGGTAAAAAAAAAGTGGTCATAATAGACGATATGGACAACTTAAATAATCAAAATCAACAAATATTACGTAATTGTATTGATAAATATAGAAACAAGGTTCATTTTATTTTTACGTGTAATAATCTTCAAAAAATACTAGATAATATCCAGTCTCGCGTTACTATATTGAATATTCCAAATCTAACTAAAGAACAATTATTCGATTATTTCAATAGTATTTTAATTAATAAACATATTATTATTGATAAATCAAATATAGAACTGATAATACGTATAAGTAATTATAATATGAACTCTATATTTAATAATCTTCAGAAATTAATACTATTAAATAGAGAGATTACAACCGATGATATAATGCACAATTGCACAACCATTAATTTTGATATTTTCAATAAATTTATCGTGGAAATAGACAATAATAATTACAAAAATGCCACTAATATCCTTTATTCTCTTTTTGATAATGGTTATTCAGTAAATGATATATTAGAAAACTTCTTTGAATATGTGAAATTTAATGAGGATTTACTGCTTGAAAAACGATATAAATACTTTAATATAATTTGTAAATATATAACATATTTCTATACAATTCACGAGGATAAATGCGAACTATTTTTGTTTGTTAGAGAGATTATTAAATGTTAATACTATATATCATGAATAAAATCAAACATCAAATATTCAAATATAAAGTATCATCAGAATTATTGCTGGATATATTTAATGAATTTTGCGAAAAGGTGGATGATAATACATATATTTTCAATAAAGAAGGTTATAAACGAGCCGTAATGAATGAAACTATTGTAACGTATTTAGACAAATTATTACCACATTATCATGTTTCCAAAAAACATTATATTATTAATTGTAATTCATATAAAAAATGGTCAACTGTTATACGTCAACTATGCAATATTCATAATATTTCATACAAAAAAGAAATAAAATATATATTCTCTAACTATGAAATAATATATAAAATTGCGATTACTTAAAGACACTTGTAATAATAAATTTACATAATATTACATCACTACTAAGTATTTGTTTTTCACTCATTCTTGGGAACCAACCAAATCTTGTTCTTAATAAAAGTTCCTCATTTGGAATAAATATACCCTTCATTTTATCCGAAAATTGTATATAAGAAGTTCCCATTAACTCATTCACTGTTATAGTTTTATCGTCATCATCAATACATCCAACATATTTTCCACAAATAGATGTCATATTTTTATCCATAACCATCTTATTTAATTCTCTCTCAACTGTTCCAGTAAAATCATTTTCTTGAGAGAAATCTGAAGAACATAATCTCTCTAACGTATGAATAAAATCTTTAAGCTTTGCACATTGACGTGTTGCTCCCATGAATTTAGTTGAACAATTAGTATCTTTGATATTAGATATAATTGATTTACTTGGTAATTCTATAGAAAATAATTCGTTCTCACTAAGACCCATATCGTATATTTCATACATTGGTTTTAATGCTAAATATGATGGTGGGACTATCATACCTCCATAATTATACAATATTTTCATCATGGCTAATCTTCTAAAGTGCTGTTTTAATGGATTAGCTAAATTATCTAATTCTATATTCCAATTAGGTAGTAATTTATGTATAGAATTGTCGTTAATAAGACAGACATTGAAGTCTTCCGCACCTTGATTAATGATTGATTTTACAGTCAAATATAAATAGGGTTGATTCAAGTTAGTTGAGCTTCTAGAGCCAAATGATGTCCAATTACGGGAATTATATTCGTGTTCTATATATATCCATAAGGGTGGTTTATTATTTGGTTTATAACCGTCATTTAATAGATATTTTCGTATTAAAACTTCATTTTCTGATTCACTATAATTACTCAGTTTCTCTTTATACTTATCGTAAAAATATCCCAATATTGTTAGTATTATAAATACAGTAATGTATTTTATCATTGTATATATATAATTCTATAAATTATTATTCACTCCTTAATAACTTAAAGTGACTTTCAAATAGTTTCTTTTTCTCTCTATATTTGGATTTATCTTGTTCTAATTTATAACTGATTTCTATAGCTTCAATATCTTCTGCTTTTCGTCGCTGAGATATTATTTCTTCTGATTCCTGTTCCGATATTATTCTCTCATTATTTTTTCTATATATCTTCATATTTTGAACATTAGTAAATGTCTTTCTTGACTCTAAATCTCTATCATCTACAGGTATTACGCATTCTTCTTGGGCTTGTTTATAATCTGTATATGGTAATTTACCAAATAGCTCTTGTGTGAATTGTTTAGGTATTTCACCCTTTAATTCAGTTGAATTACCACCATTTGAATGTAATTCTTTAAAGCCATTATATTCTACCATTTCTCTTGTGCGTTTTTTTACATCATTTATAATAGTTTCCATTTTGCCGCTACTATCGACGTTAATACCAGTATTCTCTTTCATCCATTCACCATATCCATCATTTAAAAATTCCTTGTCTTGTATTTTATCAAATGCATCATTGAATTCTTTTATAAATTCCTTGGAACCGCTATTTATATATTTAATTCTCTCCTTATATTCATCTAAACTTTCTGTTCTATTTTTCTTAATATTATCAATATCTAGGTCTGGGTTTTCAGTATTAATCTCTCTATGTATGTAATCATACATATGCTTAACCCTCTTGAATGCCTTCGAAAAAAATAGGAAATACTTCTTGTCTAACTTTGATTTATCAGGGTGGGTCATAAGGGTAACTTTATATGCTTGTTTTAATTCTTTCTCGCTAAAATTGGGTTCCAAATTAAATAAGTTTAATATATCAATTGCTTTATAATTTCTAATATCGAGATCAATAGTATCCATTAATATAGTATTTTAAAAAAATATGATTAAACTAACACGTGTTTTCAATTAATAACTCAATATATTCTTTGGTAACACCACATAATATCTCCTTCTTTTCACCATTATAAAATGTTATAATAGTTGGTAAAGATTGGACTTTAAAATGACTCGCAATATCGTCGTATTTATCAACATCATATTCGATAACTAAAATGTCCTGTTTGCCCTTGTAATTATCTAATACTTCTTCTAAAATAGTTGTCGCTGTTTTACATGGATTACACCAAGTCGCATAAAATTTAAGTATTACAACTTTATCTTTACATTTTAAACTCGATAACATGTTCTTAATTTCAGTCCGGTTTTTACAGAAATATGTGCTATTATCATTATTTGAAATTCTCTCTATTATTCCCATTTATTTATAATAAAATAAAAAATTATTTGTTTTCAAACACTAACTTTGAAAAATCATCGATATCAATTTCTGGAAATGATACGTGTGATTCCCAGAAATATTTACAGAATGCCCATTTGTATTTAAGGTTATCGTTATAATTTTCCGGATATGTTTCTTTCAATTTATCACCTATTTTTTTGGTAATTAGAGAGAATCCATCCTCTGGAATAACATAACATAATTGGACAATTTCATCAACATATCGTATATCTGTTTCAATAAATGATGTTTCAAATATGGGAATATGCTTCCATAAATCCTCAATTAGAGGTGGATATGCGTAATTATATTTCCACATTGTATTTCTACAGGCTTCATTATAGTATAAATAACACCATTCTAAACCTTCAATATAATTCATACATATCTCTTTAACCTCATCTTTATTATTATAATTAATATTAAAGAGTCTTCTATAATAGCGTGATTTCCATTTATTATTGTCCTTAGTAGGTGAAATATATCTCTCATCGATTCTATTTTTGGTTGGTATTAGAGAGAATGAATACATCTGTTTTTCAATATAGGTATCTATTTTTTCCTCTAGTTGCTCATTCTTATCAGAAACATCTTTGTTTATTTGATTAAATTCTTTGTTTGATGGTTCAATTGAAATCTCTCTTTCTAGTCTTGATTTTTCCTCCTTTAACATATTGTTTGTTTGTTTTATAATTAATGATTCTTCTGAAATAGATAACATTTCCATTAGTTTTCTCAAATTCTTCCATATGATTTTATCGTGTTTAATAATAGTCGTCGAATCATTAAAGCATGTTTTATAATGATTAAATAAAACATCTATTCCATCATTTCTAATATTCAATGCTGGAAAATGTGGCATAAAGTCATTACCTAACATAAATGATATAAACATATAGTCTTGTATTTTGTCTAATTTTACATTTCTTGGGAGTGTCTCTAATGAATCAACTGATACCATCATCTCCAATATACAATTAGCTAGATGGTTAATACTCATAAACATAAGTTCATTTTCATCATATATATCGTCTAATTCATCTCCATATGAAGGCTTTTCTCTCAACAAGTATATTTGTTTGTTATATTTTAGATGATTTAATGAGAGCATTATCAAATCAGCATCTAACCCATAAACACATGTAATATCGTTACCATGATTATGATTACGTATATACTCAAATATCTTATGTTCGCCTTCACCTACTTCATCAGAACCACTAAAAATAATATTTGGTGTATTTTCTTGATTTATTTCATATTCTCTAAACATATATTTAAGTGTATCATTCAATGTGTTCATAAATATTGTTCCGGGTGTAATAGCAGTTTGGTCCCATTTAAACGATGATTTAGTCAGATAATCCTTCTTTTTATCTTCATCCTTTATTCCCTGTAAAAATCCGTCTTTTAACATATTTTCTACGCGGGATGTTAATGCGGATTTATATCTTCGTTGGCGTTGTTGTTCGATTTTAGCTAAAGGAACAACTCCATCAAATGATATAATAACATTTTTTCGGGGGGAAGTTTTAGAAATATATTCTAGTATTTTTTCAAATACTTTCATAATCAAATCTCTCTCAAATGATTCTTTATTAGTTGTTTCATCTATATCAATGCTCCTCAAAGAATCATATATTATAGAATTACTGTCAATATATAAATTATCAATCTTTGATATGGATTGACGTTTTTTAAAAATTCTATCGTATTTACTTATAATATGCTTAAAATAACTTGGTATTCCCATTGATATTATATAAATATTAGGTTTATATAGTTTTTGTTTAAGTTTTAAATATATAATAAAAAGAGTATAAAATCAACTATAATATAATTATATATCGTCATGAATCTCTCTGATTGGGAAAATTTTTCAAATGAAGAATATAACAATATAATTATATCTCATTGTAATTATACTAGAACACTACTACATAAAACCGCAACAGGGGTTAATAGAATACGCAAAATTGGGGTTCTAACGGCAGGAGAATATGATACTGCCATTAATAGAATTAATGGAATATATGAGAAATTGAACACATTATTAGATAGTCATATTAAAGGGGAATTGTCTAGGAAAGTCTCCGCAGAAACATATCGTGAATGTAGAGTAGGTTTAGTAAATATAATTAATAATTTTGGAACAGAAAACGTTATTGATGTAATCTCTCAATGTTGTAATAATAATTTAGTTCAGGATATTAAAGATAAATGTGATCTCATGTATAAAAATAAACTTGATCTTATTAATGATAATTCAATACCTATATTTTTTAAGAAGGTATCATGGGAGAATAATATGTTTCCCCCAATTATTTCACCAAACTCTATTGATAGAAATAAATCATTTTTCGATTCCCCAATACCATCAATAGACCCACTTAAATGTCAAGATATGGCACGTGATAGTAGGGATTTTATAACACGTGTTAATGGCATGAATATGTGTATCCATAACCACAATGCAAAATATTCATTAATTATTGCATGTGTATTTGAGAATTCTGAAACCAGATTTTCAACAAACGAATTCCTGAGTAAAAAGATAAAGGATATATTTGATAATAAACCCGATATATTATCGAATGATATTGCATTTGAAAAATTCGTGAGATGTCTCTCTATTAAGCAATTATGTATTCATTCAATTGATGAAATATATAAGATATTTTTTGGATATATAAACCAATGTAATCTTATAAAACAGAAACCACTCACACAAGTTGTTAAGGAATTCACAAATTCTGAGGCGTATAATCAAAGATTAACACTTATCCAGCTGTTATTAAAACATAATGAACCTGAATATTGTCATATTGCGTATCTATTATATGATTTGCTTTCACAGGAAAGTAATGGAAAAATTGATAATACATATCAGAATATGATTTATGAATCATTGCCATATGAAATTAAATCATGTTTTAAGAGAGCTATGATGACTACAATAGATTACACCCAACGTCTTGTAAACTCTGATAATGTTAAAGTTCCATTAGATAAAAGAATTTGTTTAATGAAGGCGTCAGATTCTGTTAAGGAGAAAGCTATGGAGAAATTTAAAGAAGTAAAATCTCGAAGCGAGGAAACTGGTATGAAAGCAAAGAATTATTTAGATGGACTATTGAAGATTCCATTTGGTATATTTAAAGAGGAACCTATTTTGAAAGTTGTGAAGGATTGTGTGGGAGATTTTAATATACTATTGAGTGAATTTAATCTACATGAGAAGTATAATATTGTCAAAAAAGAGAGATATTCAACGTTAGAAATGAATAAATATTTACCACAAATAAAAGATTCAATAGATAATATTTTAAATTTAAATATACCTAAATATCTTGAAGACTATTTTAATTCATTATACAAATACAAACTGGTAACAATAGGCGATATAACAAATTTATTTAATAAGAAATATAAGATTGAATATAAACATTTAAATATGAATTATACAAAAAAAGTATATGTAAAGGAATTACTCGCATATTTCGATTATTTAACATCATCTTATCCTGAAAGTGATCTAATTATGAAATATATTGCTACATTGAATTGTCCTAGTTCCCCACATGTTGAATCATACGAACTCTTAAAAGAAATTAAGATGATCGAAAATAAATGGTCCACAGTTCAAAAAGGTATTCAAGATATGAAATCTGTATTAGATGATGCTGTGTATGGTCATGATGATGCAAAACGCCAAATAGAGAGAATTGTTGGTCAATGGATGTCAGGAGAACAACAAGGGTATTGTTTCGGTTTTGAAGGACCACCAGGTGTTGGAAAAACATCTATTGCGAAGAAAGGTCTTGCAAAATGCCTTGTTGATGAGAATAATAAACCCCGTCCATTCGGATTCGTAGCAGTTGGAGGCTCATCAAATGGTAGCACATTAGAAGGACATAATTATACATATGTTGGTTCTTCATGGGGTCAGATCGTGGAAATATTAATGAATAGTAAATGCATGAATCCGATTATTTTTATTGATGAACTAGATAAAATATCTAGAACTGAACATGGTAAGGAGATGATTGGTATACTTACACATTTAGTTGATAGAACACAAAATGATTCATTTAACGATAAGTATTTTAAAGGTATTGATATTGATCTATCAAAAGCGTTATTTATATTTTCATATAATGACGCATCAAAGATTGATCGTATTCTTCTTGATAGAATACATCGTATTAAATTTGATAATCTCTCTGTTGAAGAAAAAATAATTGTTGTAAATAAGCACATACTTCCAGAATATTTTGAACAAATGAACCTTATAGATATGATAAAAATAGATAACGATGTTATTCGGTATATTATAGAACAATATACTTTAGAGGCTGGAGTTAGAAAATTAAAGGAAATATTATTTGAAATAATAAGCGAAATAAATTTGGAATTATTAGATAAGAATAACATTGATATTCATAAGGAGATTCCAATCATTCTAACAATTGATATGATTAAAAACACTTATCTTAAAAAGAGAAATCCTATAACGGAAAAGAAGATTAATAGTGATTCCAAAGTTGGTATAATTAATGGATTATGGGCAAACGCATACGGAAGAGGCGGAATAATACCTATTGAAGCGAATTATTTTCCGACGAATACATTCTTAGATATGAAACTTACCGGTATGCAGGGTGATGTTATGAAGGAAAGTATGAATGTTGCTAAAACGCTTGCGTATAGAATGACCAATGATGATCGTAAAAAATATCTTCTTTCAATATTTAATGATACAAAAATGCAAGGCTTACATATTCATTGTCCTGAAGGTGCTGTTCCAAAAGACGGTCCATCAGCTGGAACAGCCATTACGATAACTCTATTTAGTCTGTTTAATAATTTTAAAATTAAAAATAATATTGCAATAACAGGAGAGATTAATTTGCAGGGGTTTGTAACGGCAATTGGAGGTTTGGATTTAAAAATACTGGGTGGTATTAAGGCAGGAGTAACTGAATTTATATTTCCGAAAAGTAATAGCGATGATTTCGATAAATTCATGGATAAATATGGATCAATACCGTCAGTAGACAACATTTCATTCCATATGGTAGAACATATTGATGAAGTAATTGAAATGGTATTTGTATAATTAATTATATCAGTATAATATATATTTAATTATGGCGATGACTTTAACAGGTAAAAATCTTTTTTTATTTCTCTCATATATATCCCCTTTCTTATTGGCATTTACATTCATATTTATAGGATTTATAAATTCTGAACCTTTGAAACCATTGATTTATCTTGGTGCATTATTATCGACAATGGCATTGGTAGTATTCTTTCTCAAATTTGACAATACAAATAAACCTTCTATGAACCCAATGTGTGGAATATTTAAATTCATGGATGATGAGTATTATCGTCCAACAATCTCATCATATTTCATAACATTTACATTATTTTATTCGCTAATACCCATGATATTTTCGGGAAATGCTAACTATTATTTAATAGCATTAATGTTGTTTTTATTGGTTGGTGATATAGTAACAAAATTCAGTTTTGGATGTGTCAATTTAACCGGTATATTTTTAGCTATAATAACAGCTGTTTTATTGGGTTCAATGACAAGTTATTCTATAATGAGTATGAATGAAGATCTAATATTTTTTGGAGAGAATTCGAGCAATAAGGTATCATGTGGAAGACCAAGTTCAAAAACCTTTAAATGTAGTGTCTATAAAAATGGTCAACTTCTTAAAACACTTTAATTATTTAAATATGGTTGTGCTATTATTTTGCATGAAACTTTCTAAATTTTTTAGAATTATCTTTCTCTGAAATGAATCAGAAAATCCACGGTTTAATAAACTATTTTGACCATATTTATCTTTAAAATATGAAAATATATTATTTATATTTCCATTTTTATACATATCATAATCTTTAAATTTACCTTTATATAATCTATTATTAACACTATCATGAAAGTTAAAGAAATATTTCTTTAAGTCCTCTTTATTAGATATTGAATTTAATTGATGTGATTTTAAATACTGTTTAGCATGAACAGTGCAATCAGGACAAGGAAGATTGTAACATATTCCTTGTATAAAACTCAATATTATTGATTTATTTTTTAAGAAAAAATCCGCATTTACTTTTTCGGAAAAACAATGAAAAAAATACCATGTTGGGGTTCCCCATGTTTTTGACATATTCAAGTATATAAATTATATAAAGATATTTAATTTAGATATTTATATGAATGAATTCTATGAATTATTAAATAAATCTCTAAACACTAATAAAAATCATACAATATCTAATAGTATATGTCTTATAAGTAGAGAACCCTTGGAACAATTTCCGGTTATTTTAGAATGTGGTCATAAATTTAACTATTTACATATTTATAATTATATTAAATCTTCGCGCTTTATTAAAAATGTTTTTGAGACGCAACCTATGAACAAATACCAGGTTAAATGTCCATATTGTAGAAATATTCAGAATTCATTGATTCCACCACATCATAATTACGATGCAATTAAGTTTATAAATCTACCTATTAAAAAATGTATGAAAATGGATTATTGTCGTCATATAAATGGAAATGGTAAAGAATGTAATAATGCATGTATGCATAAACTATGTGTAAATCATTCCAATAATAATAGATATTCTAATATAATGAATCTATTATTTATACACTATAATGAGCTTAAATGTCTTGATAATGACTCTGTTATACAAGAATATATAGAAAAATATGAATGTTTATTGAGAGATGAATATATTATAAATCAGGAGTTACAAGGATGTAATTATATATATAAAAAGGGTAAAAATTCAGGTAATAAATGTAATAAAAAGACGTTTCAATTATGGTCAAATAGATGTAAATCTCATCTCGATTCATCTATTATTTTGGATGAAAAAGATAACATTATAGAGAGAATTAAAGGTTATTTTAACGCAACATATTAAATCATTTCATAAAACATTTAAATAATATGGTCTAATATATAATATATGAATAAAGAGATTTTGATTGACAATATTAAAGAATGGATTAATATTGATAATGAACTTAAAGAGCTACAAAAAGCCGCCAAGGAAAGGAGAAAACGAAAAAAAGAATTAACGGACTCTCTTGTTAATGTGATGAAGGATAACGAAATAGATTGTTTTGATGTTAATGATGGAAAATTAATTTTTACACAGAATAAAGTTAAGAAAAGTTTAACTAAGAAATCACTACTTTTAGGGTTACAAACCTACTATAAAGATAATCCTAAACTTGGAAATGATGTAACAGATTTTTTATTAAGTTCACGTGAAGAAACTGTTAAAGAAACAATTAAACGCAAAATACATAAATAAAAAGGATATATATAATATAATGGAACCCAATAGTAAAAATAAAGAATTTTTAAGAGAGAATGTTAAGAAAATAATTAGAAAGAAACCGAAAAAACTTGGCAGATTTGTAATAGTAGATGATTTGTCATCAGCAAAAACAACGCAACCTCCTCCACCATCGTCACCTATAGTTCCATCTGTAATATCATCTAAACAACCCAGTCTTCTTACTGTTCCATCTGTAATATCATCTAAACAACCCAGTCTTCTTACTGTTCCATCTGTAACATCTAAACAACCTAGTCTTCCTATTGTTCCATCTGTAATATCATCTAAACCACCTAGTCTTCCTACTGCTCCGTCTGTAACATCTAAACAACCTAGTCTTCCTATTGTTCCATCTGTAATATCATCTAAACCAAAAATAGCACCGTTATCTGTTCCATCATTAAAAGTTCCATCAAGACCGAAAAATATCCCTTTTATTGAAGGCATATCATCATCGATAAAATCAGAAAATACATTTGTAGAAGACCAGAAATTTGACGTTATTGATATGGATTCATTTCAACAAATCACAAGCATTAATTCATCGTCTGAAGATTATGAATATACAAATGCTAACACAATATATAATCCAGATTTAAATACTAATTTCGACGATATAGATACTATTATCGATAAAACTAAACCTTGTATTATTCATAATATGTGTTATAAGATAAATTTTGATATAATAAAACCATATCTAATGTTTTATTTATTTAAATACCCAAAATCAGACCGTTCATCCAATGATATGTTAGTTTTCCCATTTGAAAATTATAAAAATAAACCAGATAACAATGTATTAAAACAATCATCTCAGTTAAATGGAAAGATATTTTCGAGAGAATATAGACCACATATTAGTAAAGAACCTAGGGGATATATTTTTAATAAACCATTAAATTTGATTTTTATACTATATGAATATGACCATAAACAGAGTATATCTGTAAATAAATTAGAACGAAAAACACAATTCTGGTGGACACTAATAGATGAAATTGTTAATCATAAAAAAGTTACCAATTTTCCAATAAATAACTCAGTGTATAATACCTTTATAGATAATCCATCTCTCTTATATTTATATAATAGAGGAGAGATTATAGAGATACCAAGTGTTGGATATCATGGAACATACTATGAAATTATGAAGAATATCGTGAAAACAGGTCTCCGTAATTCAACGTTAAATCCAATGATGGGACCATATTATTATTTTGGAACGTTTAGAAAAGCCGTCCGTTATGCAGGGTGGACATCAACCTATAAACCTAGAATGATGGATGGTAAATTTATAGCAGAAAAGGATGGTTTATATGAAAAAGGTGGTCTTATACGGTTTGCTATGTTTTTAGGTAAAATGAAGGCGTTTTTAAACCATAAAAGTGACCCATTAGATAAAAGTTCTCGATATTTTAATCGGATTAAAGATTCATCTAAAAAATTCTATGAGGATATGGTATTACGCCTTCATGACCATGATGGTAAGTGGGCAACAGAGGGAATATATGATAGTGTATATATAGGTAAGGCAACATTAGATAATGGAAAATTATTTATCAAAAATCCGGAATTTGTAGTGAAATCAAGCAATCAATTTGAGATGATTTCGTATCACCAGCTTGATAAAAATACATTAGTTGTTGATAAATCAAAGGATGAATTTAGATGGGACCCTAATTATAATAACTATAATATATATTAATGGACGACCATAAATCATATCATGTATTTTTTGATACAATGTCATATATATCATCATCTGATAGTGACGAGGATATAGATAGTTTAATATTGTCATCGAAAAATTGTAAGAAACCAGTATATAGTTTTTGTTGTATCTGTGGGAAAACTCCAGATATGCATTCATTAAATCGCCATAAATTCATTTTAGCAATTCAAGAATATAAATGTAAAAAATGTGGGGAATTTTATTTTAAACACACACATGAAAAGAAGAGTTGTTTATTCTCTCCATACAAATATATATAATCTAGTTTAATAGTATAAATGATAGATACTATTAAAAATACATTTGGTGAATACACTCGATTTGTAACTATATTAGCGATATTTTTATTGCTTGATGTAATATTACCTCTATTATTCAATATAATGGGAATCCCAATGAACTATTTTATGGTATATCTATTTTGGTTTAATGTGTTACTAGTTATGTATTTTATATTACCTAGCAAATCAGGGAATATATTCATGTAAAATGAAATTCCTTTAAGTTACTTTACATTATATTATTAAAAATTGATATAAAAATATAATGATAAGTCTAATCAATATAAAGAACATCAATAATGGAGAAACGAATTTCACTCAAAATCGAGAATTATTACAATGATTTCAAATTAAGTATGATTAATATAGTCGAATCACAATGTGATGACCAGACTAAAAATATTCTAACAAATTATATTAATAATTATGATAAATTTAATTTGACAAAAGAAGACTTTTCAAAGAGAAAACGCGTGAAAAACGTTGTTCCATTTTACGACAGGTGTTGTGCAAAACGCGCTAATCACGACAGATGCACACGGCGAAGAAAAGACGATTCTACATTTTGTGGAACCCATATTAAGGGTCAGCCTCACGGTATTATTGATAGTAATGCAGAGGATAATACAATAGCGAAATTTAAAAGGATTACAGTAAGACAACAGGATATTAAGGGTATTGTTTATTATATTGATGATGAACATAATGTTTACAATCCAAATGACATTGTTAATGGTGATACACCAAGAGTAATTGCGAAATATATTACACTAGAAGATGGTGGTTATAGTATTCCAGAATTCAGTATTTAATTATATGAAAAAACCTAAGATATTTCTTTTGCCCTGATTTCGTATAACCGTTTGATTTACGTATTGGAACCATATTGTAATTAATTGTTTTTAGTATCTGTCTTAATAAATTTAACAATGGAAATTGTTGTTTTTTAATGGAATTTTTATGTAAACATGTCATTGATGTTGAACTAAATATTTTTCGCAATAATACTATATCTTCTTGTAAATCATTTAAAATCTTATTATCTAATAAACAATCTCTCAATAATATTATATCATTTAACTGATTAAAGTTATCTATTGTAATATTACTACATTTATTCAAGACTTTATTTACGAATTTTAAAATGATTACATCCATATAATATCATTCTAAAAAAGTGTCGATATTTAACCGCCAAATTATGAGTTTAATATTCCTAATAATTCTATTTTATATATGTATTATGGACTATATTCTATTTATATTTATATTTTCTACAATATTATTTTTCTATATACATATATTCTATCATCTCAAAATAAGTAAAGATTTAGAAGTATATAGTGTTGTAAATCCAACCAAATTGAAATTAGAAGAAATATGCGAAATAAGGCAACCAGTTATATTTACTTTAGATGAACCAATTTTACAACACCTTGATATAGATTTTATACAACAAAGATATGGGGCGTTCGATATAAATATTCAAAGTTACGATAAAACCGACTCTAACAAAATAGAATATACTGATAATATACCTGTTATATTTGACGAAGCGTTAGAATTTCTAAAATTAGATGATAACAAGGGTTATATTTCAAATAATAATAACGATTTTTTGAAAGAAACAACTTTATTAAAAGAGTTCAAGAAAAACGATTATTTTTTAAGACCCCAAATGGTATCCGTATGCGACTATGATTTGATTATTGGTTCAAAAGATAGTATAACTAAAACCGTATATGAAGTTAATTATAGAAATTATTTTATGTGTTTAGATGGAAATGTTACCATAAGAGTTGTTAGTCCTATGTATAAAAAATATATGAATCATTTGGATAATTATTCTGATATGGAGTTCTATTCACCATATAATATATGGAATATTCAATCACAATTTAAAGGTGACTTTAATAAGATTAAGACTATGGATATAATTTTAAATAAAGGTGACGTCGTTTATATTCCAGCATATTGGTATTATTCCATTAACTTTAATAATCTCTCTTGTTTATCCGTTTTTAAATATAGAACATATATGAATACACTCGCTATCACACCAGAATTAACAAGATATTTCTTACAAAATCTCAATATTAAGAGAAAAACATTTGATATTTATGATACTACTTAAAATTGATTTTTCACACTTATATCATGGTAATATAACAACAATATTACTATGTCATTACTCAAATTCAAATCTATAAACAGAAAATACGATGATGATTCTTCGTGGAATCTATACGATAATAATAAACAGGTTTATGTTGATAAGGAGGAATATGATGTCTCACCAACGAGAGATAAATTGTTCAATCAAGATACTATTGTTGTAAACGATAAGAATGAATTCGTCAAAATTATTCATTCATGTAACAGAATAGAAAGAACAATGCCAGCAATTCTCTCATTTAATAAAATGTATGGAAAAACAAGCAATAACAAATATTATTTTAGAGCAACACCCGACGATATCCGTGTTCCAGAATTTCTTGTCCCATATAAATTAAAAAAAAGTGAATTTCTCAAAAAGGTTAAGAGCAGATATGTAGTTATTAGATATGTTAATTGGAATGAAAAACATCCTATTGGACAAATTATTAGCTCAATAGGTGATGTGGAGATTCTTCCACATTTCTATGAATACATGTTATATTGTAAAAGTCTCAATACATCTCTCCAACAATTTACTCAAAATACTATGTTGTTTCTCAAAAAAACTAATGAAAAAAGACATATTAGAGAGATTATTGATAATCCAAATTATAACATTGAAACACGCGGGGATGAGTGGAATATTATATGTATAGACCCAAAGATGAGTAAAGATTTTGATGACGGATTTAGCGTTAATAAAACAATTTATAATGAAAAGAATGCGACACTTCTTAGTATATATATATCTAATGTTCCAATCTGGTTAGATTCAATGAATTTATGGGATTCATTCAGCGAGAGAATTTCAACTATTTATTTACCAGATAGAAAAAGACCTATGTTACCAAGCATTTTATCTGATAAATTATGTAGTCTACAATCAGGTAAGACACGAATCGCTATTGTTCTTGATATTTATATCAATTCTGAAAACACAATAGTCCATCATGAATATAAAAATGTTGCCATTAGTATTTCAAATAATTATGATTATGATGATACCAAAGGGTTATTAAACGATAAAACCTACACAAATGCGTTTAATTTAATCTCTCATTTGAATCATTACTCTAGATATAAACACGTTGATAAAATAATAGATAGTCACGATATTGTCGCATATCTAATGGTATTAATGAATTATATATCAGCAACAGATTTGCGAGATAATAAAGCCGGAATATTCAGAACCATTAAGTTGAAAGAGTCGCATAAAAAAATACCAAGTGAAATCCCCACTAATATTAAACAATTCCTTACAGGTTGGAATAGTAGTGGTGGAAAATATGTTAAGTTTAGTGAATATGATTCACATGATATGTTAAATCTTGACGCATATGTTCATATTACATCTCCTATTAGAAGAATAGTTGATATATTAAATATAATGACTATTATGAAAGTGAAAAATTTAAATACTTTTCAAGATGATTCAGGCGCACAACGGTTTCTAGATAAATGGACGTCCCCTGAAAAATTTGAATATATAAACGTATCCATGCGTTCAATTCGACGACTTCAGAATAAATGCGAGATTTTGGAAAAATGTCATACACAACCAGAGTTATTAAACAAAACATTTACAGGATTTTGTTTTGATAAGCTTAAACGGGCAGATGGATTTTATCAATACGTTGTATATTTACCGGAATTAAAGATGATTAACAAATTTACAGATAATATAGATATAGATAATTACTCAGAGAGAGATTTTCAACTGTTCTTATTTAAAGACGAGGCATCGTTTAAACAGAAAATCAAGATGAATATTGTTGTATAAATATCATTTAAATATATTTTTTTAAACTTAAGTATTATATAAAGACTCATTATGTCATCATTTACACATATTTGCTCACAATATATATCTGATAAATATCGAAATATATTGACTGACAAAAATACGAAAAAAACCATTCATGGTTATGGATTATCCATTGATAATTTTGAAATAGGTATTGAATTTCATGATTTATCTGTATCTCTCTCTGAACTTAAAAATAAATCATCCGCGATTGATATCGATTGGGTGTTTAACGTTGAAAATCAATTTATACGTCATATAGATGTTGGTAATTATATAATTTGTGAAGTTCCCAATAATGATTGGTATGATTCTTTAGACCAAATTGAAGGTAATATATTTTTATATACTGGATTTAAAGAGTATATATGGCTACAATATAGAGATGTATATACCATTGAAATTAGTGGAGAGAATAAAAAGGTCTGGATAGGAGAACCTTGTTTAATTCAGGATATATTAGAAAATACTTGTTTGGGTAATATCGTGAATAATAAATATATACATGATTTAATATATTTAAATAGCGATAATCTTATCCCACATCATAAAATTATTAATGCGAGATGCACAAATTCAATGTATATATTAGATGACTTACATAGAGAATACGTATTATCCTGTGAATTATGTAAAAACAAAAATCTCTCTATTAAATCCGTTGCTGGAAGCGGAAAAACAACAACATTGCTCAATTTAGCAGAGAATAATAAAGATAAGAAGGTTTTATATCTCGCTTTTAATAAAAAGTTAATTGAGGATATTAATGTGAAAATTAAAGAGAGAAAAATACATAATATGGTAACAAAAACATTTGATGCATTGATTTTTAGGTCATATTGTTGGAAACATTTTCATAAACCCGATATTATTGATATTAACGGGAGAAACATAGGGTTCTATGTTGAGGAGTGTAAATTTATGCCATATAATAGAAGGAATATATATGTAGAGAGATTGATTGATTTTTGTAATGACATACATACTAATGATATAGATGAATATTGTATGGATAATTTCGGGGAAATTAAACCCATCTTAAAAACTATTTGGAATAAAGTATTAAATAACGAGATTATAACACATTATACTAATAGAAAATTAGCGCATATACAAAGTTGGTTAAATCCATATGTTGACTCTAGTTATGACCTAATTATGATTGATGAGACTCAGGATTTTGATTTGATTATGTTAGAGATATTATTGAGAGATACAAATTTGCCAAGAATATTCGTCGGAGATACAAAACAGGCGATTTATCAGTTTAGAGGTTGTATTAATGCGTTCGATTTATTGCCAGAAAAAGATACTACTCATGTGGAATTTTATTCGACATTTAGAGTAGGTAATCCGGCGTGTCAAGAAATTAGAAATAGCTATCCTGATTGTTGGATGATTTCAAAATCCAAAAACGTCACACATATAACAGATACAATGGATAATAGCTTCAAATATACATACCTGTTTAGGACATGGAAGAAATTACTACAAACAGCTGAGAATACACCCAATATTTTTATTTATAATTTTAAATCAAAAGAGAATTATATTACTAATATGTATAAAAAAATAATTAATAGTAATAAGAAAGTATTGCACATTACCGACGGTGGGGATGATGATGACCTACCAATGTTTTTAAAAACACTTACCCCTGAGAGATTACAAAAAATGATTAAGAATATAAACCTAAATATTGTTCCAGCTGAAGAAGCGAAAGTTCATTTTTTTACTACTCATTCATATAAGGGATTAGAAAATAACAATATTAGGATTGCAAATGATATAGATATTGAAAAACATCCAAATATCCATTATGTTGCCATAACTAGAGGTAAAAAGACAATTGTTATTGACAAATAACTCCTAATTTCTCACATTTAATACATTCCATCTTAATATTGTTTATTATTTTATAGTCATTATTATGTTTAATATTAAAATACTCTTTGTAGCACGATTTACATGTGAAATATTCGCATATTTTACAGGTTAGCCCCTCTTTAATATTTACATCATCAAGACATATAGGACATTCTTTTATAGTCGACATTTATCATATATAAATACTAAATTATCTTCATTTTAACTTGTCATTATGATTATTTATTATAAAAATTGAAACAACTAAATATAGTTATTATACAGCAACTTAAACTAACAATGGATGATATTACTATGATGAAATTCCCTACAAGGGAGGAGATGAGTGCTGAAAATAGGGCGTGTATTGAAAGATTGAAACAAGACCCTGAGGAAGAAATGTATATTGGATGGCATATGAAGCATATGAATTCATCGAGGTTTTTCAGTCTTTGGAATAAACTTCAAGAATACCCTGATGAAATAATTACAGAATGTATTAATGATGATAATAAGTTTAAACCTGTGGTTGATTCACAAAATTGGATGCTAATGAGTCGTCAATGTAATTTTAATGATGAAAAATTCATGAAACATTTTTCGAATAGAATTGTGGATAGTTTTGCGAAACAATACAATCCATCATATAACTTTTGGAAATACAACAAATAAGATATAATATCTATTATCACTTGTAATTAAATAAAATTTTCTTTTTATATATAAATGACTACCCGTAAGATACCAAAGAAATATATCCCATCATCTCTCTCTTCCAAAGATAAAAAGAAGATAAAAAGAGAGATTGAAAAATCTAGAAAGCTATATAAGAAAGGAAAATATCATAAAAGAAAACATGCTAAAACATTCAAATCTAAGGTTTCACCACATATAAAGCGCGCTAGGAAAATATATAAACTGGAAAATATCACTCCAAATAAATCTCTCTCTAAAAAATCTGGTTGTTCTTTAAAAACATTAAAAGATATAAAATCACGTGGAATGGGTGCGTATTATTCATCAGGTTCAAGACCAAATCAATCGGCACAATCGTGGGGATTAGCTAGATTAGCAAGTTCTATAACTGGTGGTAAAGCATCCAAAAGCGACTTTGATTTAATAAAATGTGGCTGTAATAAAAATAAACCTGCTTACAAAATGGCTATTAAGCCAGATAAAAATTGAATATAAATAGTTTAAATATATATTTATAAACATACTAACAATGCAGAACATTACTTACGATTTTGAGCTAGACATTTTTCAAAAGGATGCTATTAAAGGTTTAGATGACGGAAAACATGTGTTAATTACAGCGCATACTGGTAGTGGTAAAACACTTCCTGCTGAATATGCTATTCAAAAGTTTTGTCAAGCAGGTAAAAAAGTGATTTATACAGGACCTGTTAAATCTCTCTCAAATCAAAAATTTCATGACTTTAGTAATAAATTTCCGTCTATATCTTTCGGTATTATGACTGGAGATATCAAATTCAATCCAGAGGCTGATTGTGTAATTATGACAACTGAAATTTTGCGAAATGCGCTATATAACGAAGATTCTTTACATGAATTAGCATTTGAATTAGATATTAATCAAGTAGCATGTGTTATTTTTGATGAAGTGCATTATATTAACGATGAACATAGAGGGAAAGTATGGGAAGAAAGTATTATGAAAATGCCAGAACATATCCAAATGTTAATGTTATCAGCTACTATTGATAAGGAAAAGGATTTCGCATCATGGATTTCTAAAATGAAGAATAAAGATGTTGTTATTGCGAGCACTAAAACAAGAGTTGTTCCATTAAAACATTATATGTATTATATTACAAATACAGGATTTGACAAACAACTTTCGAGGAAGCCATCTCTCAATGATGTGGATTTAAAACAATTACATTCATCAATTCATGGTAATTTTAAACTAATTGACAGTGACATTTCCATTTATAATTCAGTGCGAAAAATAGACGATTATATTCAAAAAAACCGTTTAAGTATTTCAAAAAAACACGTGTTAAATAGTGTTGTTAAAAAACTGTTTGATATGAATATGACCCCTGCAATTTGTTTTGTATTCTCTCGGAAAAATGTGGAATATTACGCATCTCTTATTGAAATGTCATTATTTAATGAAGATGAATCACATTATCCTTCTATTGTTGAAAAAGAATGCCGTAAAATTTTGATGAAATTCCCCAATTATATGGAATATTTAGGTTTGAACGAGTATCAAACTATTATTGACCTTCTTAAAAAAGGTATTGCTATACATCACTCAGGTATTTTACCTGTTTTAAGAGAGATGATTGAGTTATTATTTACTAAAGGCTTCATTAAGTTACTATTTGCGACTGAAACATTCTCAGTAGGAATAAATATGCCAACAAAAACTGTATTATTTACGGGATTGAGTAAATTTTCAGGGTCTTCATTTAGAAATATTTATCCACATGAATATACACAGATGGCTGGTAGAGCAGGTAGAAGAGGTCTTGATAAAATTGGACATGTTATTCATTTAAATAATATGTTTACTTTACCAGAAAAGAGTGAATATAAGACAATTATGTCAGGTAAATCCCAAGCACTTGTTTCTAAACTGAATATTACACCAAAATTAGCATTGAAATTATTCGAGAATATCGAGACAACAATGGAATCTGAATTCATGAAATCAAGTCTGAATTATTTTCAAATCAAAAAATTAATTCATTCATTAGTTATTATGAATGATGAACTTAGTAAAGAAATTATTACGATTACTTCGACATTCCATAACCATTCCATAGATATCAATAGAATGTATGAATACTGCAAAAAGGAATCATGTATTCAATATGCTAATAACAAAAAACGACGTGTTATCGAGAGAGAATTAACTGCTATTAAAGATGAATATCCAAAAACATTTGATAAATTTATTAAATTATATCGTAAATATAATGAAAATGCTGAACGCATTGACGATAATAAGGTTAGAATAGAGAGATTGTATAATACAATTGACGATGATATGAAAATAATGTTTACTATTTTATCCGAACATGGATTAATAAACGATAAATATAAGCTAACAACAAAGGGTATTATTGCTAGTAATATGAATGAAGTAAATGGTCTATTATTTGCTGAAGTTATTGAAGGTGGATTGATCGATAATATACAATCTAGTGATTTAATCGCTATTTTGGCATCTTTTGCGAATGTTAAATATGAAGGTGAAAGTGATATCGATATCTCATTGATAGATAGATTTAATATCTTACCTATTTTGAAATCAAGATGTGAGTATTATTATGATTTGTTTATAAAGAAAGGATTATATGTTGATGAAAATGATTATACAATGAATTCGTCTATTTCCGCAATGGTAATGAACTGGGCAAATATATGTGATGAACAACAATCACTGTTAATTATTCACGAATGTCATGAGAAAGGAATATTTATTGGCGAATTTGTTAAAGCGTTATTAAAGATTGTTAATATTGCTAATGAATTGCGAAATGTTGCGAAACTTATACATAATACAAAACTTGAACATATTTGTAGTGAAATACCTGAGAAACTACTTAAGTTTGTTGCGACAAATCAATCTCTCTATGTATAAAATATTTGTATGATAAAATTGATAAATATTTATTTTTTATATATATTTATCAAATAGTTCAAAAATGGGAATCAATAATAGCAAACAATTAGAATCAATAAATTCAGCATGTGTTAATAAATATAAGAATAATTTATCTATGACAGATGACGGACTAACTATCGCCGTTGGATATAACGATAATAATGGTAGAGTGAAATTTTCCAAATTTATAGATAATAAATGGCAACGATATTGTGACGATATAATTTGTCCAGAAAAGCATTTTAATTTTGGTATTCATGTTAAACTTTCTAATGATGGAAAAACTATTGGCATAACATCACAATATTTTACACAAATAGATTCAAATATTAAAACATGTATTCATGTATACAAATACATCAATGATAATTGGCTTATAAGCAAAACATTTACAAATTATGATTTCGAATATTATGATGTATCTGTATTTGGATATTCATTTGATTTTAATAGATGTGGTAATATGTTGGTTATACTATCGGTAATATTTGTTAATAAAAAACATGGTTATAAGACTGTGGCTAAATTATTTCAATATAATGGTGTATGGAGGATTCATAATGCCATTAAACCAATTAATCTAAGGTTTTGTTATTCTAAAAAAATATATGGGTCATCTGTATCTATAAGTGGTGATGGGTCTCATATAGCATGTAGTGTTAGAAACACAGATAATACTATCATATTAGTATATGAATATAACAGTAAAGCAGATCGATGGGAAAATAAATTTAAAATAAATCATGACTATGTAAACAAAAGTATTTCATCACATATTGTTAGTTTGAACAACGATGGTAATATATTATCAACTGAATATATATGTGATTATAAAAACAAGGAATCTTCCCATATATTCATATATGATTATGATGGAACAACATACAATAAAATCCAACATAATGTTTCTAATGATTCATGTAATATCGAAAATGGATTATCCTCAGTATTATCAAGTGATGGAAAAATTATTGCAGTTTGTAAAAAATATACAGATAATGTTAAAGTATGGAAGAAAGAGAATAATATTTGGAATGAACTATCGAATATATATGGTATGAATAATATTAATGAAACAATGACGCATTGTGACGATAATACATCAATAACAATTAAAAAACATAATCAAAAGGAAATTATGTTTGTTAAAACTGATGGCAAATGGGTTTTAAATTCAAATAGACCTATGATTAGTATTTCGGATATAAATACAATTATGTTATCTCGTGAATTGTGAAATAATTGCATTGAAAATACCAACACTGATTGATGAACAATCCCGAATCATTCCTTTAAATGTTTCAACATCTGCTTCAGGACTATCTCTATGTTCATCTTTTAATACAACTCTCAATACACTATATTTATCGTGAGGATGAAACTTCTTAAAACCAACATATTCAGCGATATCTTCATCCATATAATATTTTTTAAACATCACATATTCAATTGATTTTCCAACACTATATTCAACATCATACATTTTAACATCAAGTCCACTCATTAATGTTTCAGATGCATTAATTGGATATTTCTCTCCACCAATGTTCTCAGATAATTTATTAATACGTTCAATCATACTATTACATGCTTTAACAACTAATTCATTAGTAGAATAAACACCTACTGTTTCGATCTTGAAATCAAAAGCATTATCTTTATATACACGCTTTGCGTCATGATTATACCAATTTTCTTTTTCGTCCATGATTTCTTCAGAACTTAATCCGGAATCCTTTAGTTCTTTTTCTTTAGTTTTCCATATTTCTTTTTGTTTTACAGGGTCTCCAGTCATTCCATACGCACATGTTGATGCAACATTAAAACAGCCATCTTCCTTCGCATTTCCAATTGTGAATTTACCTGTAAGTTTAATCTTCTCTCCGCTTGCGTCGACGCTTAGAGAAGGGCGTAGTCGTGTAATTAATATATATTCATTTGTAATCTTATTTTTAGGGAAAATCCTCTTTACTTCAGAACGGTCTAGATATTTGTCAGTCTCAATATTTTTAATCTTAAAGTGTTCAGTTGTAATATATTTCATTGTGGTAGAGTCATTTTCCTCATTCAATTCAACAAGATAATTCTCCAGATTTGCGGAATTAGGCATAATATGAATTGGAATACAACTTAATCGTTGTTTGATAATTTCGTTATTTAGTCTGGAAGTATTTTCAGTAATTTCAACCGTAGATTTTTCATATGGAGTTGTTCTAAATACAACGGTATCAATATCGGTAAGAATTGTTCTTCTTAGAGCATTAACAATACTAAGATCACAATTTTTAAGTGAAAATTCAAGTTCATCATTGTTCTGTTTGATATCGTGAATGCTAATATTCATTGTGGCTATTATATTTTGTTTATATTTATTTTTTTAAGTTTAAATCAATTTTGTTTAAAATACAAAACATATTCGTATAAATATTTAGAATTAGATATACCATATTATTAAATAATGAGTGCGATTTTATATTATAGTAATTCATGTAATCATTGTAAACGGATATTACAGGAAATATCTCGGTCTCATATTAAAGAAGGTGTCCATTTTATTTGTATTGATAAACGAATCACTAAAAATGGAAGCACCTATATAGTGTTAGAATCTCAAGAAATTTTCATGCCACCTAATATAGTCCGTGTTCCATCTCTCCTATTATTGTCAAGAGGAAACATAGTTATTGAGGGTGATGATGTATTAAGGCATATTACTGAGGGAAAAAAAGTAGAAAATACAATCTCAACTATGGGAAATGAGGAGCCAAGTGCATTTAGTTTAAATACCGGTAGTGCAGTTGTTAGTGATAACTATAGCTTTCTAGATTTGGATGATATGAGTGCAAAAGGTAATGCCGGAATACATCAAATGCATAATTATGTTCCTATAAACGGGGAAGATAATATAGAAACACCTCCTGACACTTATAAACCTAACACAATTTCAAATGATGGAAACTCATATGACGCACTACTTGCCCAAAGAGCTAACGATATACCAGATAAAAAACCTCGTATTCAATAATTTTATATATATATATAGCCCCAAATAACTTAAAGAGATTTAGAATATAAGTTATATATACATGTCTGTTTTAACCGCATTTAATAATCATTTACTGGAATTCTTACAAGATGTCGCAACTATTTTTCCAGAAGATAAGGACATAAAAAAAGCAAAATCCGCACTAGAAATGTTGAAAAAGGCTAACCCTAAGGCTATATTAACTATATGGAAAAGTCAGATTACTGATAAATATAGCACTAAAATAGAAGCAGGTGATATTGGATTCTTTCTTGATAAGGACTATGGTTCTGATTTACAACAGGCGTCTAGTTCATCCAAAATAATGGATGCTATTAATCGTTTGAGAGAGCCTATTAGAAATATGGGGGCTGATAATCAGAAAAAAACAATGGTATATATTCAGAATCTCACCAAATTGTCCAAATTATATTAAAAATATATATTTATTATTTTAATTTAAATAAATATACATAGAACTTACTATATGGATACTCAAAACCAATATGATGAATTTTCCAAAGTTATTGGCGAGTTTATTGTTGACTTGCTTGCAACATTTCCAGAATATAGACATACACTTCATCCAGGTATTATTTCTTGTTTAGAGAGAACCCAGTATTTAAAATTTATGAAATCTCTCGCAAGTAAGAATGAAGAAGAGGATCAAGAGGAAGGAGAGGATATCGGAGACGATTATGATGCGAAATTAGATGCGGAAATAGAATTAGAGGAAAAAAAGAAAGATAATGCATATGTATTTGAAACTGATGGTTTTAAGGAATTATTAGACCACTGTAAATGTGTTTATCCTCCTAGATTTTTCGATATTATTTATCAGAATAATGATATATTTACGGATAAAGAAATAGATACTACTTTCTTACCTAATATTAATTTTTCACAAATATGGGATAGTGATATAACAGATAAAACACGTGATATTATATGGAAATACCTACAAATGGTTCTATTAACTTGTGTTCCCGATGTTTCTGATGGGAAATCATTTGGGGATACTGCCAAATTATTTGAGGCAATAGATGAAGTTGAATTCAAAGGGAAATTAGAAGAAACTCTCAAATCAATGCAGAGTATGTTTGGAAATGATGATGATGAAGATACTGGTGAAAATGATAATGATGATCCTTCCGGTAATAAATTCAATATTCCAAACGCAGATGATATTCATAGTCATATAAATGAAATGTTAGGAGGAAAATTAGGGAAATTAGCCGGAGAAATAGCAGAAGAAACAGCTCAAGATTTGGGAATAGATTTTTCAAAAGAAACTGATCTACCTGGTGTTTTCAAGAAATTATTTAAAAATCCCGGAAAACTAATGTCTATGGTTAAAGGTATTGGGAGTAAATTAGAGGGTAAAATGAATTCTGGTGAACTTAGTCAAGCTGAATTAATGAAAGAAGCTAGTGAAATGATGAAGAAAATGAAGGACGTCCCAGGTATGGAAAATATGGATAAAATTCTTAAACAATTTGGTATTCCAACCGGAAAAGCTAATGCCTTTCAAGCGCATATGAATCAGAATGTTAAATCTAGCCAGACTAGAGAGAGAATGTTAAAGAAATTGGAGAAAAATAAAGAGAGAAAAATGAACTCATCAACAAATGAAATTATTTCTGATAAACCAACAAATGTATTTAGTAAGGATGAAAAACAAATTAAGAGTAGTATCAATGATAAACCTAACGGTAAAAAGAAAAAGAAAAATAAGAAAAAGAAAAATTTAAAATGATATTATAATATATCATGAACGATACATTCTGGATTAACAACCCTACTATTTTATTTAATAAAGAACAAATCTTTGATATTATACCTCGAGGAAATAACTCAATAGATGCTAATTTAAACGCTATGACGCGATTAATATTAATTATAAGCATTGTAGGATATATCTATAATCCAAGTCCAAGGATATTAATAAGCTTCTTTGTCAGTATTGTTGTAATAATACTATATCATAAATTTAAGCATAATGATAATGTTAACCATAAAAATCAAATACTTAAAGAAGGTTTTGATAACCCCGAATTTTATAAAGAAATTAAACAGGATTTCACCAATCCAACACCTCTAAATCCATTGATGAATGTTATGATACCTGAAATAAAATACAATCCTGATAGAAAAGAAGCAGCACCTGCATTCGTCCCCGAAGTTGAAAAAGAGATAAATGAAGCTTTTAAGTCAACACTTAATCCACGACTTTTTAAAGATTTAGGGGACAATATCGCATTTGAACAATCCATGAGGAATTTTTACACTATGCCAAATACAAGTGTTGTAAATGACCAAAAAGCTTTTGCCGAATTTTGTTATGGAAATATGAAATCATGTAAAGATGGTGATGTTATAGAATGTGATAAAAACAACTACAGATATACAAATCCATAAATAAAATATTTTATAATTATATATGGCAAGTTTATATAATTATACCTTTGATTCCTTATCACGTTTAGGAGATGATGTTTGTTATAATACTGAGAGACAAAAACAAAATAATGAATATGGGTCTTATAATGTAACCAACTTTTTCGCACAGAATTGCGGGATGGAGAAAACACTTGATTTCGCAACTAGTCAACCAAATGTTTTTGTTCAGGGTGGTTATGGAAATAGTGGCGCAGGTGGTTGCAATATTAATTCCGATTCTATGCTAAAAATTGGATCAGAACAGAATAAATCCAGATGCAGAATTAGTCTTTATTCTCGACCATTTACTACAGTCCCCTATTTAGGTAGAGGAAGAAGAGACCCTGTTCAAGAATCACGCATACAACAAGGTGACCATACAAATAACAAAAAAAGTTGCTCTTCAATATCTGAAATCTCTCATATTGATTATAGACATACACCAATGATACCTGGACTTAAGGCAACTATTACTAATCCAGTTCATTCTATTGAGGGTGTTGCTGCTGAGGGATGGATTAGAGGCGGATTACCAACACGTGAATTAATTAGAAAATAAATACTTAAAAGTATAACTCATACATTTTATATATTATGGATATATACAATGTGGAAACTATTATTGACTACAATATTACGGAAGACCAGACATTATTTAGAAAACAAATGTTAGGAGCATTCAATATTTCAATTGATAATTTCAATTTAATAGGCAAATATGTTGATAAATTATACAAGGATATTTTAGATAAAAAACATCTATTTACCGATGAAGATTATGAGACTTTCAATAAAATACTTATTAAGCTTTCATCTAGTTTTATGATTGAAGATAAAGATTTAGGGTTTATGGTGTTATTTTCATACGATAATTTCCATCTAACACATTCATTTTTAAAGCATTTAATTATAGATGGAACTGTAAATATCGATATTTTAAAACCTATTTTAGATGATGATTAAATATTTTAAATGTATATATTATATAATAATGGCATCTACACGTAATAAAAATTCGAAAGTTGATTATGATTTATTTAACAGACAAAATCAGGGAATTTTAGATAACAGGGTTTATAAGAGTCGACGATTTGCTGAATTAAATGCGATGCCTGGTTTTGGAATAAATGTAGGACATATGCCTAATACTCTATTATCAAATAATGCTATCGATGTTGAAAGTAGATTGTATGGAATAAATGCTACTAATTTAGTAACACCACAGAGAGATTTAACGGTTGAATCAAATACATTACCCACAATGAATTTCTTTGATAGACCTAAATTATTCTTACCTGAACCATTAGCAATTGAAAAAAGTCAACGTCCTATTAAACCGTTTTAATTATAAATTAATATATATTTTCTTATATATATTAGATGGCATTTACGAGATTTAATTATGATGAATCTAGAACTCGCAAATTATTACAAGAATCCACCGGTCCAGGAAGATATATTCTTAATAAACCCGGTGTTGGTGCAAATCCACATTATTTTGAAGACCCACATATTAGATTAACTGAATGGGGCGCAAATTTGCGCAAATCTAAAACTGGTTCAGCAATTGATATATCAAGTGATCTTCAGAATAGAACCCGCCGGTTAACAAAATATTGCACCCCAAAACAGTTTCCATTTAGCGGAGTTACAAAATCTACCGAAAATTATAAATCCTATGCAACTCAAAAATCATTTACTGATGAAACTAGAGCATCAGATCCTGCCTGGATGTATAGAGATTTAGAACAGACACGTTGGGAGTATCCTCTATTAAATCCTCAGGAAAATGTTTGTTTACCATTTCATAATAACTTAAGCACTCGAATTTTAGAGAAAGATTACTATAGACTTCCAAAATGTTAAAATACTTTCTAGGTATTAATGTTAATAATAATATCTAAATTAACATTATACAAATGGCAGAAATAGCAATACCACTAGCATTACTTGGAGGAATGTTTATTTTATCTAATAACGATAAATCCAAATCCAAATCTAAAAAAGAAGGATTCAATGTTAATAGAAATAACAAAGGACCTCGACAAGGAATGAGTTATAATCTTAAGGACCAAATGCAGGAGAATAATTTTCATATTAACGGAAAATCTAATCTAATTGACGACCCAGGATATTATCCATCATCTAAAAGCGCAATGGATAAGTATTTCGATAAAGATAAATTCGATTCATATACTGAAGGAAATACATCAAATGATACATATACTTCTATAGATGGAGATGAGCATAATTCGTCTGAATTAAAACACAATAATATGGTTCCATTCTTCGGCTCAAAAGTCCGACAAAGTGAAGACCGTAATATTAACGAAAGTCGTCTTGATAATATGAATGGAACCGGATCACAACAAATTAAAAAACAAGAAATGGCGCCATTATTTAAACCTCAAGATAATATTCAATGGGCTCATGGTGCACCAAATGTAAGTAACTTTATACAAAGTCGAATGAACCCTTCTCAAAACATGAGAAATGTTAAACCATTTGAGGAAATTCGTGTTGGACCTGGATTAAGCGCAGACGGAATATCCGGAAGTGGTGGATTTAACGCCGGAATGCAGGCCCGTGATAAATGGGCTCCCAAAACAGTTGATGAATTACGCACTAAGAATAATCCAAAAATATCTTATGGTGGTGTAATATTACCTGGTAAATCGGAAGTCACTAATCTAGGATCGATCGGGAAATTTGAGAAGAATCGTCCTGATACATATTTTCATAATGGACCAGAGAGATATATGACTACTACAGGTGTTGAGAAAGCACAAACAGTCCGTTCTAAACAGATTCTTCCCGTTGAAAACAGAGAATCAACATCTTCTTCATATTATGGAAATGGAAGCAAATCTGAGAGGGAGGCTAGTTATATTCCAGGAAGTTATACTCCGGCAAAGCGCGCCGTTTTAGAGTCAAATGACAAACATATGACAAATCTCCATTCTGGAAATAGACACGCCGATTATGGTATGGCTGGACATAAAGACACTATATTACCTAATAATCGCTCGTTAGATAGCAACCAACAGCCAGAATATGGTATTGTTTCATCTTTCGCTAAGGCTATTATGTCCCCAATTATGGATATATTAAGACCAACTAGAAAGGAGAATGTTGTTGGGAATATTAGAACGCATGGTAACGCAGGTAGAGATGGAATAAACGCAGCATATGTTTATAATCCAAATGATAAAGCTAAAACTACTATTAGAGAGATGACTGAGGGACGAAAACAGCATAATTTTGTTAATAATCAACAAGAATCAGGTGGATATGGATACATTGTTAATGAAAACCAGGCATATGACCAAAATAGAGATACTACTAATACAAAATATAATGGTAATCCAGGAAATACTAGCGGAACTGGGGCACACACCACCTATGATTCCGCATATAACGCAAATCTCATTGATAAGGCTCCAATTATTAAAGGAAGGGCTCCACAAGGAGGAAATGTTCGCGTATTTAACGGACAATCAAATACTAATATTCAAATTGATAAACAGGATTGTGACCGTAAAAATAACCGCATGTTTGTTCCTCAAAATATTTCAAAATCAGCCGCGTCAACATCTCATATAGGATCTTCAACAACCCGAACAGAATATGGAGAGAATATTAATACACAGAGAAACTCGTCTGATATATTAGATGCTTTCAATAGCAACCCCTTTACAAAACCATTAAATAGTGTTGCTTTTTAAATTATATCGATTAATAATAATATTAACTTAAAATATTACTATTATACTTATTAATGGATGATATATTAAAAGAACGCATAAACTGCTTTATTGAGTCAAATCAAATACCCAATATATTATTTCACAGCGAACATACTAGAAACAATATATCGATGATTGAATACCTTATAAAAGGTATTTATAAAAATAAAGAACGCATAAAGGAATCAACATTATATGTTAATTGTGCTTATGGAATCGGAATAAAGTTTATCCGTGACCAGATCAAGTTTTTCGCCAAAACCAATATTACCAGTCAAAATACGTGTGATTTTAAATCAGTTATACTATTACATGCGGAATTTTTAACTATTGATGCTCAATCAGCTTTGCGAAGATGTATAGAAGAATATTCACATAATACGCGATTTTTTATTACTGTTCATAATAAAGATAAACTTATTAAACCTATACTTTCAAGATTCTGCGATATTTATGTAAGTAATCTCTCTATTAAGAGAGATAAAAGGGGGAAACAATCCAGATTAATAAAGAAATATTTGCTCAACATTGATAATAGAGAAAACCTATTTGAGATAGCTGAAGATCTATATAATTCCGGTGTTTATTATAAAGACTTTTTTGGAGTTTTCGAGAAAATCATCGATAATACGGGATTATGTATGTCATTAATTGTATATATTAATAAAATACGGCACTATATTAAAAACGATAAATTATTATTGTTTAATATATTAAATATATACTCTATGCGTAATTCTATTGATTTAGAAAATATTTACCCATTTTAAACATGGACGATTTTAATTTATCAACACTTACTGAATCAAGAAACGAATATTGTGCCCTATTAATTACAAAATTAACCCCTTGTATCGTTCAAGGTATTTATTCTATTTTTAATGAATCATGTGATTTATGTATTCAGAATGATGAAGACGAGAAGTATTTAATGACATTCCAAAATCTATTAGGAAGAGTTACACGCTGGAATAAAGAGATTATTCAACTTGAAACTGAGAGAATTATAAAAGAAAGTAATTGCAATTATTTAGAGGATTTAATCACATGTGTTCATGTTACACAACTTAAAATACTTACCAATATTCGTGCAGGTTCTAAACAGAAAAAAATCACTATAGATATACCAAAAATAGATGAATTTATTCATAAGTGTTATATCCAATCCGCTCGTAAAGTATACAAAAGTGTTTTTCTTTTTGATAAATCCGCAATGCCTTTATCCAGACAGAAGAATCTAAGGGAACTTGAAACCATTATAAAGGAGTGTATTCTCTCTACTTTGAGAGAAAATATGCCAATTGAGGATATATTGAAAGCATATCTTGAGGAAGGTGACGAGGTATGTGTTGATGAGGAGAAAACAGAAGTTAATGAGGTTGAAGAGGAGGTGGAAGACGATAAAAAGGATGAAAATATTGTTGTGGATAAGCCAGATGAATTACCAAATACTAATGTTAAAGGTGAATCTCTCAAATTTAATAATACAGATGTTGTTTTAAATTTCGATGATAATGCATCTACTAATTCAGTATTGAGTGTTGAACAAGAAAATAAAAGCGCACCTAAGGACATATCAACATTGGAAAAAATCAGCACACAACGCAATGAGGAGAGAAAATTAGAAGAACAAGATGACGATGATGATAGCGACAACGATAGCGATAAACTAACTATATTTGGGGACGTTAGTGGTGATGACATCAAGCTTGATATAGAGAAAATCGCTCCTGATACTATTCAATTAAAGGGTGATAGTGATATGCTTGGAGAGATTGAGATTCTTAAGTAAACACATTATTGCGTTTATCTAATTACAATTAACTATAATTATATTTTAAATCAATGAATTCAAATATTATTTCTGTTATTATTGCCGGATGCTTTTTAGCAATTAAATTATTAGCACGAAAATTTAGTAAGCAGCAAAATAATGTTTCCGTCAAAAGTATTTTAAAGGATACACTATTCGTGTTTATATCAACAATGGCTGGGTTCTTTATATATTCACAAATTGAACCATTAAGCTCATCTGTATCTAGTAGTATTCCAAATGTGTTCACAAGTGAACCAGACTTTTAAGACATAATCTTATCTATATTTATTAATGTAGATTTTTTATTAACCATTTTTCTCTTTACTTTGAGAGATTTGAAAAATGGTCTATTCAATTGATTTTGTGGTGTATGTTTATGAACATTTCTCGCAATCATTTTATATAATTTAAATCCTGGATATCTATCCTTCTCATTATCTTTATATAAAATATTTTTGTTATTATCGTCAGTGCACCACTCCATTATTATTCTACTCAATTCATCATCCTTCGCAATATCTTTAATATCCGAAAAATTATCGAAAAAGAAATCAAATAATGAACATCCCAATCTCGATAAATCAAATGAATAATTCGGCTCTAATGCGGGTTTATTCTGATTATAATATTCACCACAATTATATAAAGTGGATGCATCTTCCTGTTTATGATAACTATCGCTCATTATATTTTTACCTTTAAATGAATATATAGCTCGACCAAAGTCTATTATTTTCCATATCTTACCAAATGTGGGAACTCGATAATATTCATTATCGAATTTATATATTACATTCTTTTCCTCTGTATTGATGAACATGATATTGTTTGTATGTAAATCATTATGTGTAAATTGAAATACTTTTTGGTAGGTTAATAATGTGAAAATTACCTGTATTAGTATTGATTTCCACTCATCTTCATCAACATCGTTATGTGTCATATAATAATCCAGTGTTTGTTCCATCTTCTCTAAACATATTACTTTAACAGGCATCTCTTTAACTGTCGCTGTTATATTCTCGTCGGAAATTGTCGAATACGAATCGGACTCTGATTCGCGACCCGAGTCACTACCTGTTTCTGAACCTAATTCCGATCCAGAATCACTGTCAACACACTTGTTACCATTATCATCTATTATAGTAAATGTTTTTGATGTGTTAGATGTTCTTGAAGAACATGTTGTTTCAGAACTTGAACTAGCTGTTTTCTTACTACTTCCTCCTTTTGATATAGACGGTAAATCATATTTAAATATTGTATTAGAATCGGATAAATCAACATCTGATAAATTCAATATTTCGCTACTTTCATCTACAATTGGTGCGATAAATAACTCGTCCAATTCTTCTGATATATTACTTGTTTCCAACATCTCATTTGATACCTCATTGATTATTAATGGATTCTTATTTTTTCTGGATTCATTATCAAATAAATCGTTAAGATTCTCATCTAACACAAATAGTTTATTATTATTCTCATAAAAGAAAGATGACTCAGAGAGATACTCCAAATCCTCATAAATATTAAACTTGAAATCTCTCTTTATTCCCAAATACCCTCCGTAATATTCAATACCATTTATAAAGTTATACTCCTGCTTTAACTTTGATGTCAAGAAAGAAAAAAATCCGTCCACATAAGAAACATTATTTCTTCTCGTAATTCTCTCGTAAACATCATCATTACTCTCAAATGATGGAAGATTTATTAAAATATTAGAAGAAATATCCTTGTATTTACCATACATATATTTGACTGGATCTATAAGAGGAGAGAATTTAAAGAAAGATGATGTTGTTTTACCACCTTTTAATCCAACACTGTAAATATTATCGCTTATTTTTGAATAAACATTGGTTAACGTTTTCGAATTATTCAGATTAATTGTGTTCCAATTAGTATTATTTAGAGAGAAGAATTCATTGTATAATGGAATATAATTCTGTCCATTTTTCAAATTCACGAGATTAGAATCATCGAATGACTTAAACAAATCGGAATTGTTATTTTTTTTATAATTGAAGTCGAACATTTACGTTTTATGTATAAAATTTATTGATGTTTTAAACTTAAAATTCCTAAATAATTCAAATACTATTTAGAATAAGTATTTGAATTCGTCTCGTTTAATATATTGTTTTATAATCTAACATTTTTCTAAATGGCAGGTATGAATCTAGAATTAAAGAAATTCAATATGAATCAAATTCGATTTGATCCCAACCAAAAACAAGGTCCAGTTGTTGTTCTTATTGGTAGGAGAGATACAGGTAAATCCTTTCTTGTTAAAGATTTATTATATAATCATCAAGATATCCCAATAGGAACAGTAATATCAGGAACTGAGGCAGGCGGTAGTTTTTACGGTGAACATGTTCCCAAGATGTTTATTCATGACGAATATACTAGTGCTATTATTGAGAACATTCTTAAAAGACAAAAAATGGTTATTAAGCAGGTTAATAAAGAGAAAACTACATATGGTAAGAGTAATATTGACCCTCGAGCATTCGTAATTTTAGATGATTGTTTATTCGATGCGAGCTGGACTAGAGATAAAGTAATGCGCCTTTTATTCATGAACGGTAGACATTGGAAAATTATGTTAATTATTACTATGCAATATCCACTTGGTGTTCCACCAAATTTACGAACAAATATCGATTTTGTATTCATATTGAGAGAACAATATATCAATAATAGAAAGAGAATTTATGAAAATTATGCTGGTATGTTTCCAACATTCGAATCATTTTGCCAGGTAATGGACCAAACAACAGAGAATTTTGAATGTCTTGTTATAAATAATAATGCTAAATCCAATAAATTAGATGATCAAGTTTTTTGGTATAAAGCACAACCCCGCGGAGATTTCAAACTTGGCTCTAAACAATTTTGGGACTTATCTAAAGATATAGGAAGCGATGATGAGGATGATGGTGGTGAAATGTTTAATCCTGCTGCTACTAAACGTCGTGGTCCTATTATTAATGTTAAAAAAAACAAATGGTAATATACAAATGCTCTGACTTTAATAATATAAATTATTTAGATTTATATTATTTTCATGTTATTTAATCCTTCTTCTTATCCTTACTAGTCAATACATGTTCGCCTTCGAATAACTCAGACATAATTGCCTCTGTTGTAACAGGCTCATCTGACTCCAAAAGGGTATTCTCAATAGTTGTAATATTGCTTGTTTTGATTAAGTCACCATTCTTATCCAATCGTTGTGTCAATTTATTACCACTTTCCTTGGCCTTTTTAATATTGTCCTCGATTGCCTTCTTTTTACTATCCTTAACACGGTCATCGAACTCACGTTTAGCATGTTGCTCATTCGTTGTTTTATGATTCATTAACTCATTTAATTCCTTCTCCAAATACTCAACTTTTCCAGTCCTATATGCCTCTGGGTGCCAGGGCATCCATACACCAACCGGTCCAACAAAGATGTCATGATGTGGGTCAACTTCTCTCAACATTTTACATCTTAGTTCAGCTTCGGCTTGAGTCTCGAATGCGCCTCTCACCTTTAGGCCCCGTGTATTTGTTTGGAAATTATGTGCCTCGGAGAATTCCTTTTCAACGTCATCACCCTGGTGTTCAACAAATGTTTTATAATCATCTTCGATTGTTGTATTGACGAGATTTTCCTTCTCTTCAGATACGAAACTTTCAAAATCCGCAATTAATGCGTCTTTATCAACTCCATATTTATACGCCGTAAAATGCAAAAATTGCTGAAACTTTGAAATTGATTTACTGAAATCAAAGTATTTTAGGAATTTCTCAAACATAAATAACTCCTTCTGCTTGAGAATCTTATCAGGAGAGACAAATGATACACAAACGAATTTCTGTCCCGCGATTGATTTATCTTCGTCCAATAGATCGATATATTTAGTTGTGGAAGCCATATAATATATATATGTAGATTGATTTTAAGTATTATTTAACAATATATATATTTGATGAAATTAATTATTTTTTTCTATACTTAAATTATATAATGAACAGTTTAGGAAACATGCTTGATTTAGGTGAATTATTTCGTCGCGCAATTAAATATTTAGTTGAAGGTCTAATGGTTGCCCTCGCTGCTTATGCTATCCCTAAGAGGTCTATGAACATGGATGAGATCGCACTTATCGCATTAACTGCCGCTGCCACTTTCACTATCTTGGATACTTATCTCCCTAGCATGGCTGTAAGTGCCAGAAATGGTGCTGGTATGGGTATCGGTGCTAACTTGGTCGGTTTCCCTCGACTTTAAATATCCATAATTATTTTATTATCAATAGTATATTTATCTGCTATATTTTTGATAACCTTATTTTTAGCCTTCTCTCCTACTATATCCAATGATCCATGTAATATACTTCGTGTGATCTCTATAAATTCATCATGTAACTTATCATCATCTACCCATGTAGGATTCTTTAGTTTCCACTGCTGTAAATGCCTAATGTTTTTATCCGTTATTATAGAAAGTGATCTCTTTATTTTCTTTAATTCTTTATCTTTATCCCATGTGTTCGAGTCCTTTATATAAAATTGTAATCGTTTCTTATCGCTACAATGAAATGGATGCTGTGTCTTATCCATTTTAGAGAGAGATTTTTCAAATATATTCGTCATTCCTTTAATATATCCATTATCCTTTGTATATTTTAAATCATCATCTGTTATATGAATCTGTTCTAAAAAATCGCTCAAATTCATCGCGTCTTTACACGTCTCATTTAAATATACATTTATAGATACTTTATTCACTATTACATTATTCGTTGTTCGTGACCCTATCTTGGGTATAACATCGCGAATTATATTTGTTAATTCCGCTATCTGGTCTGATTGGGTATTTATAATCGACGTTAAATCTGAATGATATTTTTGGACATTTTTGTGAATTTTGTTTTGGACATTTTTATGGTTTAAATTACAATTTGAAATATGTCTATAATATGACTGTTTATGCTTATAATTCTTATTACAACTCTCACATTTAAACAAAATATGCTCCTTTTTGCTCCTTTTAGTCAGCATTTGGGTAGCATTATGTTTTTTGGTAAGGAGATGACGCTTGTAATTTGTCGAGTGTGTCGTATTATAGTCACATTTTTTACACGAAAAACAAATGCTCCTTTTTTGCTCCTTTTTGTCAACATTAGTCAACATGTCCATATTTTATATATTCCTATATTTTTAAATCAAAATCCAATAAATAGTGCCTTTTTTTAAGCTTACCATAAGACAAACCATAATTTTAAGGGTATCAAACAATTTTTTAGACCACGTGGTCACAAATCAACTTTTTTACGTTTTTTTGAGTTTCATTTTGAGAATCCCAGTTTTGGACATTTTTTTGTCCATTTTTCACTTTCTTAAAATAAAATCCAAAAAAAACATAAAAAACAGAATCTCATTTAAAATATAGGTGTTGTATATTTTAAATAATAAAATCAAATTTAAACCATTATGATGTATAAATATCTAATTCCATACAACACATGTAATAGCTTCATATTGGTTTGATAGTTTATCAATTAAAGATGGTATATACTTTATAGTAATATCTATCTCAACTCTATTTTTATTAAAATAAACATTATTATTTTCTGAAATAGGGTCAAATGTTTCCAATCCATTACCTTGTAATAGAGAGATGTTAATAAACAAATTATATAAATCATCCTTATATTTATCAATAGTAGATTGATATAGATATGCCTCATAAACATTTTTTATGTATACATTATCCTGCAAAATTCCGTGTTTTTCGGGTGAATTTAACAACGTATAAGTATTAATAGTGCGTGAAACTAGCTCTTCGTTATCCATATAATATTGTATAGAACTTTATTATAAAGATTTATATTCTTCAATTTTTAGAGAATAATAAAATCACGGTGTTGGTATAAATTCCCACTTTAATTCACCACATATTTGCTTCCAAATATCATCTTGTTCCATCCTTTTTATAGGATCTTTAAGCATGTAAAAATGTTCCAAATAACTGTCTTCTTCTAATAATTCACATAACTTATATAATACATAATAATAATTCAAAAAATTTACCCTTTGTGTTGGGCAGAATTTAGCATACGGTTTCTGTATTTCTAAGAATAAATTACACAACTTAGTTTCTAGTTCAATGCTCATTGTTGGTGGACGAATTCCTAGTTTTTCTTTAATAAATGGTATATGCTCATAATATTTATTATAACCAATGTTTTTTAATATCTGTTTAGTTTTGTCATTTGTTAATTGATCTATAGTAATACGTTCTTTAATTATCTTTTCCTTAATATTTTCAATAACTTTATTATCGATTTGCGTGCTTTCTTTGGCTTGAAATTGTGCTAAAATCTCTCTAAAATGATTAATCCTTTTGTAGGCATAAAAGTTTACTTCCTTGGGTGGCTCTTTATATGAGGGTTTTTCGTGTTCAATTAAATATCTTTCTTGATGACTACACTTAACACAAACCATAATACCCTCATAATCTATTATAGATAATTCACCATTACAACGTTTACAATTTTCATAATCGTCTATATAATCGTTAACATCCATAAACTGAGTATCTATACTTGTTAAATATTTCTTGGATGAATCATTAAGAATATTATTGGTTGTATCATCCTTTTTAGAGAGATTAAAGAATTTGTTTAAAACAGTTTTCTGTAAAGTATCCTCAGTTGTTCCAATTTGCTTCTTTGATTCGAAATAATCAAACACATTTTTTGAATGATTTAGAAGATAATCTCTCTTATTTCTACCGAATCTAACAATGTTTCTTGATTTTATTTTGATATCATCTAACATTAATAATCGTTCCTCTATTCCCTTATATTGTTTTGAATGTAATCTCTCTTTTATATAATCTATTTCATCTTGTAAAATTAATGCCTTCTCATCATTTACCTTAAATAATTCCATATATTCTTCATGTTTAGTATCAAGTGTTACAGTGGATTTTTTGTTAATCTTGATTTTTTTAAGTGTTTTTGGCTTAAAAGACATTAATATATAAATACTATAATGAACCTTTAATTTAAAAATAAACAAATAACTGTTTTTAGTTAAGATTAATTATTTAATTTAAGCGAATATAACAATATACATGGAAAGAGAAGTCTTCGAAATAGATGATAAGAAATTGCAACAGATGGCATTTATTTTTAAATCACTTGATGATGGATGGAATATAAAAAAGAAGAATAAAACATATGTTTTTGTTAAGAAACATGAGGGGAAGAGAGAAGTTTTTTCAGAAGAATTCCTGGCAACATTTATCAAGCGAAATGGAGATATTAAATTGAGCCTTATTTAGGAAAATAAATAAAAAAGATAATTCGTATTTATTTTCAAAATTATTATCTTTAGGTATATTATAATAATATGGCAGGTGGTTTAATGCAATTGGTCGCTTATGGTTCTCAAGATGTTTATCTTACTGGTTCTCCCCAGATTACTTTCTGGAAGGTCACTTATCGTCGACACACTAACTTTGCTTTAGAGTCGATCGAGCAGACTTTCAATGGACAAGCCGATTTCGGTCGTCGTGTTCAGTGCACAATTAGCCGCAATGGTGATTTAGCATACCGCACCTATCTCCAGGTCACTCTTCCCAAGATTTCCCAGACCGATGCCTCTTACGCTCGCTGGTTGGACTACCCTGGTGAGCAGATGATTAACATGGTTGAGGTTGAGGTTGGTGGACAGCGTATTGACCGTCAGTATGGTGACTGGATGCACATCTGGAATCAGCTTACTATGACTTCTGAGCAGGAGAAGGGTTACAACAAGATGGTTGGTCAGACTACTCAATTGACTTACATTACTGATCCTTCTTTCGCTAATGTTGATGGACCATGTGAGTCTGGTGCACCTCGTCAAGTCTGTGCTCCCCGTAATGCTCTTCCTGAGACAACTCTATATGTCCCTCTTCAGTTCTGGTTCTGTCGCAACCCTGGTCTCGCAATGCCTTTGATTGCACTTCAGTATCACGAAATTAAGATTAACATTGATCTCCGTCCCCTCGATGAGTGTTTGTGGGCTGTAAACAATCTTGTTACTGTCGGTGGAGGCAAGGCTCAGGCTGCATACAATAAATCTCTATTGGCTGCTTCTTTGTATGTTGACTATGTCTTCCTGGATACTGACGAGCGTCGTCGTATGGCACAGAACCCTCATGAGTATTTGATTGAGCAGTTGCAGTTCACTGGTGATGAGTCTGTTGGTTCTTCTAGCAATAAGATTAAGATGAATTTCAATCACCCCTGTAAGGAGATTGTCTGGGTTGTCCAGCCTGATGAGCATGTCAACTATTGCGACTCTTTAGTTACAGATACTGTTCTTTACCGAACTCTTGGGGCACAGCCTTTCAATTACACTGATGCAGTTGATGCCTTACCTAATGCTCTACATGCGTTTAACAGTGCCGCTGGTGCAGGTGGCGCAAATGCCGTAATCACTGCATCTGGATTATTTGAGTCTGCTGGTGCACAGAATTCCAGTAGTGTTGGATGGAACGCCGGTGGTGCAGCAGGAGGTCCCAATTTCAACAGTGGACCTGTGTCCCAAAACGCCAATGTTTCTGATGCAGGTGCATTCGTTCTCGCCGAGACCGCTCTTAACATGCATTGTTGGGGTGAGAACCCAGTCATCACTGCTAAGTTGCAGTTGAATGGTCAGGACCGTTTCAGTGAGCGTGAGGGAACCTATTTCGACCAGGTTCAGCCTTACCAGCATCATACCCGTCACCCCGACACAGGTATTAATGTCTACTCTTTCGGACTCCGCCCTGAGGAGCATCAGCCAAGTGGAACATGTAACTTCTCTCGCATTGATAACGCAACCCTCCAGTTAGTCTTATCCAATGCCACTGTTGAGGGAAGCAAGACTGCTAAGGTTCGCGTCTATGCCACCAACTTCAATGTTTTCCGCGTTGTAAGTGGTATGGGTGGTCTCGCATACTCCAATTAAATGTATTATATACATATTCATATTATAAAATATTTTATATTATGAATTATTAGCAATTTAAAATTGATACCATAAATGTTTGAAATATAATGAATAATAAATTCAATCATGACAACATATATTCTGGTTGATGCGAGTTACTATATATTTTATAGAGTATATGCATTATATAATTGGTGGAAATTAACACATGATGATTTCGAAGAACACGGTGAACAACTGCATTTGAATGAGGAATTTGTTGAGAAATTCAAGGAAATGATTATTAAAAAACTTATTGAGATGCCGAAAAAGTTAGGGATAGATAAAGGAGATGATATAAAATATATTATCGGTAAAGATTGCCCTAGAAAACATATTTGGCGAAACCATATTCATCCGGAATATAAAGCAGGTCGCAATAATAGTGGAAATTATCATATCAATCCAGGTGAATTTTTCAAAATAGTATATAATTGCAATATATTTACAGAAGATAATAGTATTGATGTAGAATTAATTAGTCATCCTCACCTTGAAGCAGACGATTGTATTGCCATTACAACAAAATATTTACACGAGAAATATTCGGAAGATAAAAAGTATATTATCACAAGTGATATGGATTATTTACAATTAAAAAGAGAGAATGTATACCTATATAATTTAAAATATAAGGAATTAAACACAAAAAAATCAAGTCTAGGATGTCCCAAAAAGGACTTATTATATAAAATTATATATGGAGATAAATCGGATAATATCAGGCCTGTATTTAGACCACAGGAAAATGTTGATAGTCAATTTCCATTAAAACGAAACATGTGTGGTCCGAAAAAGACACTTTATTATGTTGATAATATTAAGCAATTAGCTGAGGATCTGATTAAATATAACGTATTTGATGTATATAAGTTAAATCGACAACTTATCGACTTTGATATGATTCCAATTGAATTCCAAAAAGAACTCCATAATTCTATTAAGGATATTTGATTTAATTAAGCATTAAAAATAAAAATTGATTAATTTAATTTTTTCTTGTGTAACGCACTAACATACAATCATGGCACATATCTTTAGCATTGAAGGAAATATCGGTTCTGGAAAATCTACTTTGGTTGAATATTTTAAACAGAAATATGAGTTTAGAACAGAAAATATGTTTGGAAAAAAAATGATTTTCATGGAAGAGCCAGTATATATCTGGGAAACTATAAAAGATAGTTCTGGAATGAATATGATTGAAAAATTTTATAAAAATCAAGAAAAATATGGCTTTTCATTCCAAATGATGGCGTATATTTCACGGGTTTCAATGTTGAAAAAATGTATTAGAGAGAATCCAGACAGCATCATTATTTGTGAACGGTCAATTGAGACTGATCGCAATGTTTTCGCAAAAATGCTCTATCATGATGGTAAAATAGAGGACGTTAATTATCAAATTTATCTTAAATGGTTTGATGAATTTATTAGTGAGATTAAAACAACAGGGATCATTTATGTTAAAGCTGATCCAAATATTTCATATAATCGAGTCATTAAAAGAGACCGAAAGGGTGAAACTATTCCACTAGAATATCTTGCTAATTGCAATAAATATCATAATGATTGGCTTGATAATATTAAAAAAGAAGAAATTCTAATTCTTAACGGTAATTTTGATAAAAAAGATAGTGATTATGATGTATGGTGTGACTTAATTGATTACTTTATTTACGTGTCCATTAATACTATACATTAATTGAACAACAACAACATGATGAATAACAATTATTATTTTTTAGATCGGTAGCTTCATTATCTTTTATATATGAAAGACACATTAAAGGACATGTCAAACAGTGCCAAAAACATACACATAATAATGTAATTATTATCAATCCGACAATGCTTGCAATTATACTTATAAATATTTTATTATCTAAAATAGATTCATCTTTTTCTTCATTAGAATTTGCAAATACTGATAATGTAATAGATAGAATAATGAATAGCGTGTATTTACACCTTTGAACATTTAAAACGCCGACTTTCTAATATTTAGGGATAATTAACTGAATTTGTTAATTTAAGTTAATTTAAAAAGTTAATTTAAAAATAAAATATATTAACAATATTTAACGAAAATGGTTAAATATTCATGCGAACGATGTGGAAAGGAATTCTCTCAAAAATCTCACTATGATTCTCATAATAGACGCAAAACACCTTGTGAAAATAATGCTGATAAAATTAAGGCTCTTGTAGATAAAGCAGTTGAAGAAAAAATAAAAAAATTAAATAATAAAAATTGATTGTTGAAAATAAAAAAGTAAATGTTAATACAGACACACACTATGGAACATCAAAACCCAAAAGAAGTTGAATATTCAGAATTATCAAGAAAATTAACAACAAAACTTAATAAAAAAGAAAAGAAAAATAACGGTATTTACTTTACGCCACCAGAAACAATTTATAAAAATATTAAATTATTAGAACCATTTATGAAAAATATTACAAAAGTTTTAGAACCATCTTGTGGTTCTTGTGAATATATATTAAGATTAAATACTATAAACCCTAATATTAATATTACTGGTATAGAACTAAATAAAACTATATTCGAATCAATAAAACATTATGATTCAGATAATATTACTTTACTTAATAAAAATTACTTGAATCATGAATTTAATACAAAATTTGATTTAATTATAGGAAATCCACCTTATTTTGTAATGAAAAAAAAAGATGTAGAAAAATCATATTATAATTATTTTGTTGGAAGACCAAATATATTTATATTATTTATTATCAAATCTATGGAACTATTAAATAACAAAGGAATTATAAGTTTTGTACTACCAAAAAACTTTCTAAATTGTTTATACTATGATAAAACTAGAAAACACATAATTAAAAATTATAATATTTTGAATATTATAGAATGTGATGATAATTACATTGAAACACAACAAAATACCATAATACTTATAATACAAAATGAAAAACCCACAAATAATATACCGTATAGTATAACAATTTCTGAATATACTATATTTGGAACTCAAGATAATATTAAATTTATGAAGACATTATACAATAATTCTAAAACACTATTTGATTTAGGTTTCAATGTTAATGTAGGAAACATAGTTTGGAATCAATGTAAAAAAGAGTTAACAGATGATAAAAATAAAACACACTTAATATATAGTTCAGATATTACAAATAATAAACTATCTATTAAAAATTATTCAAATAAAGAAAAAAAAAATTATATAAATAAAAAGGGAGATAATTCTTCACTATTAGTCATTAATAGAGGTTATGGTGTTGGATCCTATAAATTTAACTATTGTATAATAAATGAAACTGATAATATAAATTATTTAGTTGAAAATCATTTGATTTGTATCAAATATTCTAAGTTATTATCAAACGAAATTTTGATTAAAAAATACAAACAAATTATTAAATCGTTTACAAATAAAAAAACTATTGAATTTATAAAAATATATTTTGGTAATAATGCTATGAATACTACCGAATTATGTAAAATTCTTCCTATTTACGATATTTGAAAATTTTGATTTTAATACATTATACTATTTTGATTTAAAATATTAAGTATATCCTTCTTTAATTTTGGTACTTTAATGTTATTATTTACACATATTTTTTTTAATTCTTTTACTGTAGGAATCTTTCTACTTATTTGAAAAGCAGGAAATTGAAGACCACAACCGTTCTTAAATCTCAATTTTATTTGTAATTTCATACCCAACGCTGTTTGATAAATATAGTTAGTGTTGTCCTTTTTAACAAGTTTACATATTTTAAATACATTTTCATTTAATGTGTCATAATAAATTTTATTGTTACAATAACACATATAATGTTTATCTCTTTGACTTTTTAATAAATATTCTGATAATTTATCTTTATCTATCTCTGTAAGTTGAATAAATTGTTTAATTGCTTCTTTGTCGGTTTTTTTGCAGTATTTATTAAAATTTTTATCCTTGTCGTATTTTTCTTTAAATTCTTTCATACATTCTACTTTATTATTATGAATTTTTTTATAGTATTCTTCTTTAACCGGCATTACTAAATTACTAAATTTAACAATTTTAAATAGATAATTATCATAATACCACGATTCAAAATCCATAGTTAAGTATTGTGAAGGTTTCATTGGAGATACAAATTGAGGTGTATCATCTACACATGAAGCTCCATACTTAAATTCGACTATAAATTTATTATTATTATTTATAATTATCAGCATATCATGATGATTACCTCGACCTGCTTTATGGATACAAACCACATTCTCAATATAAGTTATACCTTTCATTTTACCTAATTTTTTTATAAATGAGTCAATCTCCTTGTTTAAATTATACCATCTTAATGAATATCTGTAATATTCTTTTGGAATATTATTATTTATTATACATACTATAATATTTTCTCTTTTTTTATTATAACTATCATTTTTTGATCTATTTTTATAGGTAAAGACATTAATATCATTAATTTTTATTTTATCACCTATATATACAATTGGTTCTAATTTATTTTTATTTTCTAGCCATTTGCGTATACATTTTTGTATAGTTTTTATTTTTTTACATTTACATTTTTCACCTTTCCATAACTTCGCACGACAACATATTAATATTAATTTTTTTTTTGGTTTAGGTTGTTGTTTCATAACTCCAGTTTTATCAATTTCTTGTTCAGAAGACATATTGATTTCTTTAAGTATATATTTATTTCAATTTT